AGTCTCACCCGGCGGCCGACGACGTCTTTTTTGCTGAGCTTGCGGTACTCCGTGTAGTTCATGGCGGCGCCTCTCGTTTCTGCTCTACCTTCTCTGTTCCGCGAGGGCCATTGCGTCGGCTCTCATCCGGGTGTGGTCGATGGTCAGGGTGAACGGGCTTTCCAGCTCCTGCTGTCCCAGCTGCCGGCGCTCGAGGCTGCTGCCGACGGTGAGGTGCCTCTGGCTGCCGTCGGGCGCGGTGCAGCTGAGGGTCAGGCAGGTCAGTTCCACGTTGGTGTAGCCTCTTTCCTCCATCGCCTGGTGCAATGCCGCCGCGCTGCTGCTGGTCGCGTCCGCGTTGATTGTTATCTTTTCGACTGCCATCTGCGGCCTCCTGTTAGTCGGTCTCAGTTTCCCGTTCGGTGCACCCGGCAGTGACGGCCTGGTGCCAGTTCTCCGCGTCCCGCTTGAGGCTTTCCAGGCGGCTGGCCGCCTTTCTCCGGCCGCCCGTGTCGTTTCGGCCGTGGGCCACGTCCATTTCCAGGTCGTGGAGCGCATCCACCGCGTGAACCACGTGGTTGTTGAGGTTCATCATGCGCTGTACGGCCTCTCCGTAGGTCGCGCATCTGCCCGGCCCAGGCATTCCGTCGCTGTCCGTCTTCGGGGCTTCCGCCGGGCCTCCCAGCTCGGTGGTCAGGTCGTTGGCCTGGTTGTAGAGCCGGGCCAGCGCTTTCAGGTATTGGCCGTGGCTGGCTCCCGAGCTATCCAGCTGTTTTCCCTCCCAGGCTATGTTGCGGGCTATCATGGCCGCGAACCGGTTCAGCGCTTCGGGCCCCTGGGGCGCGTCCCTTCGCGTCTCGGGCGTTCTTCTGGCCTCGGCGAGCATGGCCTCCAGCGGGGGCGGCGTGTATTCTTCCTGGTCCCGTCGCTGTTCGTACACGGCATTTCCTCCTTTGGTGTCGCCTTGGTCCCGCAGGGTTTCGGGCCCGGTTACTGCTGGCTTACCGTTAGAGCTCGTACCACAGCCCGTTTCTTGAGCTGGCGAGTATGGATCCGTCGGGCATTGTCCAGCTGGGTTGCTGTCCGTCGGTGTTCCGTTTTCCCGCGTTGTCCAGGTAGTTGTCGGTTACTTCGAACCGGGCCGGGTCTACGCCGCTGTGGAAGGCGGCCAGCGCTTCATGCAGCCTTTCGGCCTGTGTGTTGCGGACCGCGTCCGTGGCTTCGTAGGCTTCCTGTATCACCTTCAGGATCGTTGCCCGCCCGCACTCGGTCCGGTAATGCCGGCAGTGGTTGCAGCCGTCGTTCAGGCAGCTGAGGTCAAATTCACAGATGATTTCCCATGCTGTGAAGCTCTCCTGGCACTCCGGGCAGGGCAGGCGGAAGCAGTGGCAGTTCAGCACGCTGCGTTCTCCCTCGCAGGTGCAGTCGTCACTTTTCGGTATCGTCCAGGAGTTGTCGAGCAGATTAACCCAGACTTTCTTGTCCTGGCTGTTGAATTCCAGGCCGTCGAACCGGTAGATGGCGACGCTTATTCCCTCATGGTTGGTTACGCTGGAGGCGTTAGCTTCCAGCTCTTTCACCTGCGCTTCGCTCAGGGTGATCCGGTCGTCCAGGAAGTCATAGGGGTGACTCTTCGTTGTCTTCGTTGTCATCGTTGGGGTTAGTTCTCCTTACTGCGAGTCGCGTTTGACCGTGCATTGGGCCCGGGTCCGGCCGTCCAGGGTGTTGTGCAGCCCGAGGGCATCCTTTATCGTTGCCCGGCAGGCGGTGCCGTCCTTGCTGTGGACGGTGACCGTCTCTCCGGGCTGCGGCAGCGGCCGGTTCCAATCCCAGTAGGCCTGGATCTTGTTGATCCCTTCGGCCCGGTTCCAGGTCCAGTAACCTGGGGCCAGCTCCGGGCCTCCGCCTTTATGTTCGCAGTCGCCGCAGATTGTTTCGTCGGGCCGCGCCCGGAAGGTCCTTTGGCAGAGGGCGGATGCTTCACGCTGGCTGCGTCGGGTGTATTCCTGGTTCATGGCCGGATTTCGTTTCGGAGCATGGCCAGCCGCCTCTTGAAGTCCGGGAAGTCGCTGGCGTTCTCGGCCTCGTCGAGTATGGCGCTGAACAGCGCCTCGGCGCTTATACCCGGGCTGGCGGCCGGTTCCTGAACTTCCTGCCGGCTGGACGGCCTGTTGTCGCCTTCCTCGGTCAGTCCGCTGGGGTCTTCGACCATGCTGCGGGGGTTTCCCACGCTGAGCCAGTAGTCGCTGCAGGTCCTGGCGAACTGGGACTCCCGCACGGCCAGGCGGTCGGCCTCCTCGTTGAGCGGATTCCCGTCGTGGCCTCTGACCCAGGTGAAGCTGGCGTCCACCTTTTTGGTGACTTCGAGCAACGCCTCCCACAGGTCGCGGTTGAGCACTTCCTTTTTCTGGGCGGTCTTCCACCCGTTCCGCTGCCAGCCGGCCAGCCAGCCGTCGTTGAAGGCTTTGGTGAGATATTGGGAATCGCTGTAGACCTCCACCCTGGGCCGGTTCTCGCCTTCGATGTCCGCGATGACCTTCAGGCCTTCAAGCACTGCGGCCAGCTCCATCCGGTTGTTCGTTGTCTTCGGGTCGCCGCCGGTGGCGTAGATCCGGTCGCGGCCGTCTCTTATGATGATTCCCGCGAACCCGCCCGGTCCCGGGTTTCCCTTACAGGCTCCGTCGGTGTGTAGTTCGTAGGTTGCCATGTCGTTACCTCTCATGTGGCGCCGCCGGCGCCCTTGATTGAAGATCAGCGGGGGGCTTGTGTCCCCCTGCTTTTGTCGCTCTTCTCCAATCCGTCCGGCGCACTCTGGGCGCCGGATAATATTGTTCTCTATACCCTCGGGCAAGCCTGCTCTGTGGCTCTGGGTCTCCGGCTTTCTATCCGGCCGGAGCCGTTAATTCCGGGCTGCAGTGCAGCTCGAAGTATCTCTGCCAGCCGCCGCTGGGCTGGTAGGCCGGTTCCAGGTCAAGGCCCGTTTCTATCTCCCTGCGCAGCAGCTCGATGGTCAGCGTGCTGGGGCCCGCGCAGTCGGCGCCCCGATTGCGGTGGGCTTCGCACATGGGGCAAACGCACTCGCAGCCCGCCGGGTCATGCCCCCTCTGCAGGCCATCAGCTCTTGGATTCTCTTCAGCGCCGCGTGGTAGCCCTGACGGAAGCTTCCCTCGTCCTCGGCGTTGCTTGTGTTGTAGGGGTTGGGCACTTTTGCTGCTCCTCTGCCCGCTCTGGCGGCCGGCTATTCATTGTGGTTGTGAGACCTTGCTCCGCGCCAGTGGCACGTGGCATAGCGCCCTGGGGCGCGTCAGTCCTGGCTGCCTTCCTGGCGCCGGCTCCCGGCGCCGGCTTTTTCCAGAACTCCTCGTATTTTGCCCTTCTTCTGAAGATTAGAAAATTGCGAAACTCTCTGCTTTTGGCTGGGGCCTCTTGCCTGAGGGTTTTTGCGGTCCTGCGTGCAGCGCCGGTCACGGTCTGGAAGCTAACGCTTCCAGCCCTGCCTTATGCGCTTGCTTCCCCGTGGGGCTTCCGGCGGCACGTCCAGGCCGTCCCGAGGGACGGTTTTCTGCCCTGGCCAGGAGATTTAATCCCTGGCGCCGGATGTTTTCCGCCGCGTTGACGTCGGCGTTGGCGGTGTGGCCGCAGTCGGTGCATTTGAACAATGCCTGAGACCTGCGGTTCGCTTCGTCTATGGATCCGCATTTACCGCATAGCCGGCTGGTGTTAATTGCAGGCACTGGTACCAGGGAACGGCTGTACCACTGGCATTTGTACTCCAGCTTCTGGCGTATCCCGTACCAGCCCTGGAACAGGATGGACCGGTTGAGTCCGGATTTCTGCCGGACGTTGGTGCCGGGCTTGTCCACTGTGCCTCTGGCTGACCTTACCATGTTGGAAATGCGGGTGTCCTCGATGCAGACTACCTGGTGGTCTTTGACCAGTTGTGATGTAATCCGGTGCTGGAGTCCGGCAAGGGAGTCCTGGCGTTTTTGCTCTACTCTTCGGAGCATGGCCAGGGACTTGAGGTAGTTGTGGGAGGGGCCATCGGTCCAGCGGAATCTCCGCCTGGTCCGGCTGTTTGAGAGCTTGTGGGATACGAACCGGGCTCGGCCGTCCTTCAGGGCGGAGTCCCGCTGCCTTTGCATTTTCCGCCGCAGTCTTCGCATCACCTTCCGGTGTTCTCTGTCCTTCAGCCCGGGCACCTGGGCAACTTGTCCTGTTTGGTTCACGGCGGTCAGCAGGTGCTTGACCCCGGGGTCTATGCCCACCGACTGGTTTGGAGCCGGTTCCGGGGTTATTTCCTGGTTGAAGACCAGCAGGACGTTGTAGCGACTCGGAGTGCGGGTAATCCGGATTATTCTGGGCTGGACCCCTTCAGGCAGACGGTTATTCGGCTTGAATTGGAGTCTGGGCAGCCCCTTGATGTGGACGTAACCCTTCCTGCCGTCCTCGGACAGCTTCAGGTGGCCTACTGCTGGCTCGGAGATCTCCATGGTATTAAGCCGGTAGGGGCTGCTGGTGCGGGGCCTGCCGCGCTCGGGTCTCTTAAAGTATTCGCTGAAGGAGGTGTTGACCCGTCTGGCTGCTGATGCCAGCAGTCTGCGGGCGTAGCGGTTATAGACCGGGTCGTTCCGGTTCAGGTCCGTCAGGTGGGCATTCTGCAGTTTCAGTGACCACCTTCTCCTGTGGGAGCCGGTGGCCGTATTGCGGTGCCGGATGAGGGCGTTGTACAGGTTTCCCATATCCAGCATGGCCTGTTCCAGCTGACGATAGCCGTGGCTGCTGGCAGTGGCCCGGTATTTCAGGGTGGCGGTCTGCATGTACGCCTCTGCTGGGGAGTTTATCTGGCTAGGCTTGCTTTCAGCTACGGCCAACTGTCAGTTCCTCTGTTTTTCAGAGTTTCGCAATTTTCTGTGAAGATGGTCCTGGCGGTTATGTTGAACTTGGCGGCGGCCTCATTCACTGTCAGGCCCTCGGCCTCAATGCACTCCCGCAGGTCCCGGTCCTGGATCGGTTTGATCAGGGTGCTGTCCTCCAGGCGGCATACGGGAAAGGGGCATCGCAGGCATGACGGGGCCAGGTGGCATCCCTGGTTTGGTGGCGGGGTCCCGAACCCCGGGAGTGCGTCGATGGGGACCAACGGCAGGGTCCTGTCTTGGCTGGTCAATCCTGGCGCTCCTTGTGTCGCTTCTCGAGCCCTTGTCTAGGGCGGGGCCACGCCCTGCAGGCGGTCGCCGGGGTTTCGGAATTCGTGAAGCAGGGAGTCGATGTCCTCGAGGGCGTCGCCCACGCTGTTGTGCGAGCGGGTCTCGTAGTTGTCGGTGTCCCACGGCCGGTAGGCCGCCACCTTTATGACTTTGTCCTCTCGATCGGCGGTCGCCTGTCGACCGGCGCTGGTTGTGGTCACCTCGGCGATTCTCTGGCTGTGCTCCTGGTCCTTGACCAGGGCGTAGCCGTGCACTATCTCGTAGGCCAGGTTCGGCCCGGTAAGGTCGTGGACCCCGTCGATCAGCCTCTGGATGACGGGGCAGCTGGTTTCAGGTTTTTTGTTCAAGGCTTGTGATCTCCTTCCTCCCGGCCGTCCTCGGCCTTGCGGCGCAGGGCTTCGGCCCTTCCCTTTGCGGTAAGCTGCCAGCCGCCGTCCTTCTCGTAGGCCAGGCCGTTCTTTTCCATCTCGATCATGGTTTCCTTCACGGCTTCCAGGTTGTGCTGGTGGAGCCCTTTTTCCACCGTCTCGCCGAAGGTCTTGGTGCTCAGGGACTCCGGCGCCTCCGGGTGTCGGTCGCACCAGTGCTGCAGCTGTTCCGATACCATCTCGGCCATGAGTTCCCACTGGCTGGGGGCAACCTTGCTTATGTCCTTCGGGTTAACGGTCTCCAGCGCCCACGCCCATGCCCCCTTGGCTGCGTCGAGCGCTATTTCCTGGGCGTCGATGTATTCGGTTATATCCATTCAGCTTTCAGTCTCCGTCGATGTGGCTGAGTTTGTGCCCTGGCACCTGGTGGATGTGGAGCTCCTGGCCGCAGGTCTCGCAGGGTTCGGTCCGGACTTCGTATCCCCGGTATTTTGCTACCACGGTTACCACTGTCCCGGCTGGCATTTCCGTCCACGCCGTTCCCAGGGGGACGTTGGCCCTGAATCTCTTCCCCAGTATGGTTTCGGCTTGGCCGTCGGACTTTCGTTCGTCCAGGACGTTTGCTGCGTTCAGCAGCGGTCCGGCTCCGCTGGATTCCGGTGTCGGGCTGTCGCTGAGGTCAACGGTGTCCGCTTTGACCCGGGATAGTATGACGACCATGCCGCACGCGGGGCATGGGTCTGTCTTGACGCTCAGGCCGCTCTGCTTTCCGGTTACGGTGCCGGTGGTCCCTTGCTTCATGGTCAAGCCCCGGTTGGCTATGTCCTGGTTCAGCACTATCCGCACCGGACTGGTCCCGTTGGCCCTGATTTTCAGGTATGTCTTCTGGTCCACCGTCAGTTCTCCTTTTGGCTTGGTCTGCCCGCTGTGGTCAGCGGGTTGTCCGGGCAGCCGGTGTTGGTCCAGTATTCGCAATCCTGGAAAATTCCGCTACTGGTGTAGTGGGTTCGCACGTGCAGCGCTAGCCGTTGGGCGTAGTCTCAACTACGCCTTCCTGCCTGGTGCGCTTTTTTCCTTGGGGATTCCGGCGGCACGCCCAGGCGGTCCCGAGGGATCGTTTTCTGCCCTGGCCAGGAGGTTCAGCCCCTGGCGCCGGATATTTTCTGCCGCGTTGACGTCGGCGTTGGAGGTGTGACCGCAGTCGGTGCATTTGAATAGCGACTGCGATCTGCGGTTTCCTGCTTCAATTGAACCGCATTGGCCGCATAGGCGGCTGGTGTTTATTGCCGGAACCGCTATGAAGTCTCTTTCGTACCAGTGGCACTTGTATTCCAGCTTGGTTCTCACGCCGTACCAGCCCTGGAACAGGATGGAGCGGTTGAGTCCTGCCTTCTGCCGGACGTTGGTGCCGGGGTTTTCCACCGTTCCACGGGCCGACCTGACCATGTTTGATATGCGGGTATCCTCGATGCAGACGACTTGGTGGTCTTTAACCAGTTGCGAAGTAATCCGGTGCTGGAGACCTGCAAGGGAGTCCTGGCGTTTCTGCTCTACTTTTCGGAGCTGGGCCAGGGTCTTGAGGTAGTTGCGGGATGGGCCTTCGGTCCACCGGTATCTTCGCTTCGTCCGTCCGTTTCCCAGCCTTTGAGAGACGAACCGGGCCCGTCCGTCCTTCAGGGCGGAGTCCCGTTGTCGTTGCATCTTTCTGCGGAGTCTCCGCATTACCTTCCGGTGCTGGTTGTCCTTCAGCCCGGGTACCTGGGTGGTCTCTCCTGACTCATTCACGCTGGTAAGCAGGTGTTTCACCCCCGGGTCTATTCCCACTGAATTCTTTGGAGCGGGAACTCTGGCAACTTCTTGGTTGAAGACCAGCAGGACGTTGAAGCGCCTGGGGGTGCGGGTTATCCGGATGATGCGGGGCTGCTCCTTCGGGGGCAGCCGCTCGTCAGTTCTGAATGACACCCTTGGCAGTCCTTTGACGTGGATGTAACCATTCCTGCCGTCTTTGGACAGTTTCAGGTGGGCTACGGCCGGCTCGCTTATCTCCAGCGTATTGAACCTGTAGGGGTTGTTGGTACCTGGCCTGCTGCGCTCGGGTCTCTTGAAGTATTCGCTGAAGGAGGTGTTGACCCTTTTGGCGGTGGATACCAGCAGCCGACGGGCGTACTGGTTATAGACGGGGTCATTTCGGTGCATGTCCGTCAGGTGGGCGTTCTGCAGTTTCAGGGTCCACTGTCTCCGGTGGGAGCCGGTGGCGGTCAGCCGGTGTCGTATCAGGGCGTTGTATAGATAGCCCATATCCAGCATGGTCTGTTCCAGCTGGCGGTAGCCGTGCCTGCTGGCGGTGGCCCTGTATCTGAGAGTCGTTTTGACCTGTCGGTTATGGTCTGTCATTGCTTTCTCTGCTGTCGCCGGGAGTTTGTGCGAGTTAACCCGCTGCTGTTTGGTTAGAGTTTTCCGAGTAGCGGAATTTTCTCAATCCGGCTCGTGGTCGCTGCCGTCGAACCAGGTGGGGAGTCCCTCTCCGTCCTGCTCACATTCGCCGAACCCGTCGGTGCCGTCTGAGGCGGCGCGAGCGCCGCATCTGCTGCATGTGGGGGTCAGCTCTGCGCGTTCGGCTGTGATCCAGCTTTTCATATCCCAGTCATGGGGTCCCTTCGTTATCTGAGCGGGGTCGCTTATGTGGTTGCTCCCTGTCATTTTATCTTTGTCCTGCCTTCAGGCGGCTTTCGCTTGCGGCCGTGCCGCCATCCGTCTCTCCGCTTTGCTGGCTTCTTGGTCCAGTTCCTGGGCCAGCGCCTCCTGCTCTGCGAGGGCCTCGCCCGTGTTTGCTAGCCAGCGCTCGGCGCATCCCGTCAGGACGCTCCAAAGCGTCTCACGCCGGAGTTCGACCTGGGTCTGCGTCATCATGAGTCCGTGGCCCCTCTGGTCTGCTGCCAGCATCAGGTAGCAGTCGGCGTGGCCGGTTTCACCGCACATGGGGCACTGCGTGCAGGGACATCCTTCCTCGGTTTCTCCGCAGGTCTCGCATTTGAAATTGTTATCCGGCGGGCCGTTGCACCCCGGGGGATATCTTCCGTCAAAGATTGGACTGGTCACCGGTACGGGCTCCTTTCTGTAACTGTTGTCTTGTTTCCCCTAGGCTCAGGGCAGGACGTCGCTCATCAATTTGAGAACGTCGTCCACGAGACTTCTCAGGCCGGCGCGTATTTTCTCCTCGTCCCGTTCCTCCTGGAGGCCGTCGGCCCGGTTCCGCCACGCGCCCAGCAGGCGCGGCGCGTTGCTGTGGTTCATAATCAGGTTGATCCGTCTTTCGATGCGGCTGGCCATTCTTCTGAGCTCGTCCAGCGGCGCCTGATCGATGGAGTTGTGGTACTTCTCCTGTTTCTCCTGGTTTACGGGCAGTACGGTCATGGTCATGGCGATTCTCTCCTCCTTGAATCTTCGATTTGCGGGGCTTGCCGCCCCCTTGTCTACCGTGTCCGTGATTCGGCTTCTGTCCGTGCCGGTTGACTCAGTCCTATTTCCGGCCCGGTCCGCTTGCGGCCGGGCTNAGCGCGGGTGTCTGGCCCGCCCGCTGGCCGTCTCCTTGGGAGCGGTCTTTGGTCGGGGAGTTCCCGGCGTCAGCCTGCCTTCAGGCGCTCCAGTTCCTGGAGCAGATAATGTTGCGGTAGGAACTCGTGCATGTGTTCCAGGTACCACAGATTGAACGGGTTGGGCCTCACCTCACCGTTGGCCTGGTATTCGGCCGGGAGTTTCTCCCACAGGTGGCGGCCGTGGTGGCGCCACATTTCCAGCCCCTCGTTCCGTTGGAAGCTTTGAGTGCATTCCGGGCAACGTCTTTCCCCAGTTATCTCTTCGCCGGACTCATTTGCTGCTGTGGTTGCGGGTTGTGCCAGTGTTTTTGGTTCGTTCATTCCTTGTTCCCTGGTACCCTCCTTCTCTTGATCGCCCTGGTGTCGGCATGCTGGGCGTGATTCTCCGGGCTATACGGGTTCGTGTTTATGTCAAAACGAAGGGCCCCCGTTTGTCGGGGGCCTTATCTCCTTTTCTGTCCGGGTTTAGTTGGAGTGTTAGTTCGGGGTCAGCGTGCCCATCATGCTGCCGCTCAGCGTCCCTCCGGTCCTGGTACACGCTGTTGTGGTTGCGTTGCAGTCATTTCTCGCGGGCAGCAGCAGGACCATTGTGGACCTCGGCTGTCCTGCGACCTTTATCCGCCAGTGGGCGCTGTTCCGGTGGATCGGCCAGGCCTCGGTGACGCTGCCGTTGATGATCTGGAACATACCGTCTCTTGGATGGCCGTTCCCGACCCTAACCGGTTCGCTGAACGTGAATTCCAGGTAGGTCCCTGCTCCTGAGTTATGGCGGTCCGTTTTTTCGCTCCACGCGGCCGTCAGCGGCATCCTGAGCAGCTTGCTGCCGTTCTGGACTGAGATCTGGCTTAGCCTGGGGTCCGCGTGGTTGCCCGGGTGTCAATCAGGGACCATGCGTCTGGCGCCGTGTCGGGCTGGTACCTGAGGGTAACCGTGTCGCCTTTGTATATGGCCCGTTTCAGGTGGATCGTTACGCGTCTTCCGCTGTAGGTCAGGGACGTGGCCTGTATCCTCGCGTCGTTGACGCGGATCTGCAGGCTGTCGAGACCCCGCTGGTCCGGCGCCAGGGGTTCCATGTTGGAGCCGAAGCTCAGCCTTATGGCCTCGCCGTTGGCGGTTACGCTCTGCTGGTAGAGCCAGGGCTTGGTCGACTGGGCTCTGGCCCAGCGCTCGTTGGAGGGCGGTCCCGTTTCGGTTCCACTCTTTGCCTTGACCCGGACGCTGTAGCGTTGTCCCTGAACCAGATCCCGCAGGATGGCCACTGCTACCGAGTTTTCGGGCTCGACCAGGGTGCTATGCACCTGGGTCGGGTCGTTCCACGCGGCGGTTACCGGCTTCCATTGCAGGAGGTACCCGTCGATCTCGTCCTTCTTTTCCGTGGGCGGGTACCAGATGGCGTATATCGCGCCGGCGGCGGTTATCAGCTGCAGCTGTTCTGGCCTCCCTGGGGCGGTGGATGTCGCCGGCTCCTCACCGTCGTTGTCGTCCAGTCTTGCCCTTACCGTGAGTCCGCTTTCCCATCGGGCCAGCGTGTCGTAGGGCATTTCCGATTCCCAGGCGAGCTTGCTGCCGTCGGCTCCCTCCGCTTCGTTGAATTGCAGCGGCGCGTTGTCCAGGTAGAGGGTCCACGTCGCGTAGTCTTCCGTTGGGTCTGCCGCTGTCCAGCCTCCGTGGGCGTTTTGGCGGTAGAGCGTGGCTATTACCTGGCTGGTGCAGGGATCCACGCCGTGGATGCCTCCGGGGTGGTCAGCCGGGTTGCTGCTGGGCTTCAGGGTCAGGGTGTTGAGCTGGTAGGTCCTGCCCTCGTGGTAAAGGTTGTGTTTACCCGTCGCAACGGAACCGGCAGGGACTCGGCGTAGGTCAGCTTGAATTCGTCCCAGTCCTGCAGGCCGAGGTCCGCCATGGGCAGTCGCCGCACCAGAGGGTGCAGGGCTCCAGTGTTCTGACCTTCAGCTCTGCGCTCACGTTGGAATACCTGGCTCCCGATCCCTGGTGGGTCAGTGTTACGGTCTCGTCCAGCAGGTCTTCGTCCGCGGCTGCGTGGAGGGTGATGCGTTGTCCCGTTCTCCAGTTGCCGCTCGTGAAGTGTAGTTGGGTTGGCTTTACCCCCAGGTTTATTCCGCTGTGTCCGGCTATTGTGACGGTGGTCCCGCCCGTTCCGGTTCCCTCTGTCGTGTTGGTGGTGATTGTCCTGTGGGCAATCTTCCAGCTTGGTTTCCCCCTGCGGCACTTTCTGGTCCCTGGGAATGTGAGCTGGACTGAGGAGGGGCATCTTTTTGCTTGGCATATGATGCTCAGGAGCAAGTCTGAGGATGTGACCGTTATGGTTGAGCGGGATGACGGCTCGGTTACTTCCTATTCCCTTACCGATGAGGATCTGCCGGTTCCTCTTACCAGACGTCATCGTGATACCATTTCGGGCCGCGCTTATATAATGGTCCAGTATGCTCATGCGGTAGCGGAGCAACCCGGCGTTGAGGGTGTTTATTTTGACGTATGGGCCAGTCTCAACAGCCGTGAGTGGAGGCTCCTTATTGATCCGGAGGTGGATCTTTCCAAAGAGCCTCTTTTCTGGTTGGGTCATGCTCCGTGGGTTTTCCATGAGGATGAGGCGCTGAGGCGTGTTTATGCGGAGCCCGGGGGGTCCTGAAATTCTAACGTAGTTGGGTGGGTCTGGGGGGGCAAAGATGGTAATATCGGGGTGTAGTTATACCCCTCTGGAGGCTCTTTTCTATGTCAGTTGAGTGGTCAGTTGCGACCGTTGATATTGCCGTCGGCCGGGATGCCGACGGCGTCGATTACCTTATTTCCTGGTGTCCCGCCCGGGTGACCGTTGAGAGCGGCGAACCTTTCGGCTCCGAATTTTTTCCAATCTTTACCGGCGGTTCGTTTATGGTTACCAGTGAGGGCGAGCGGCTCGGTGTCTACGAGACTCTGGAGGCCGCCCAGGCCTCTATTCCTTAAACCTCGTAGTTGTTTTTTCCGCTGGGTGACTTTGTCTTAAATGATGGTCCCGTTGTACCGGTTCAGGGTCTTGCGGACGTCGTTCCGGGCCCAGGCCAGGTCGCGCCTGTAGATGTCCCGGTACTTCTGCCGGTGTTTCACCGCTCTGTCCAGCGTCCGGCGCCCTGCCTCCTGTGCGCTGATCTGCGCCACGCTGGTCATCATCAGGAACCATTCGCAGCCGTTGCCCCGGCCGCTGGCATGGTCGGCGACTACATTTGCAGCGCTGGTGGCGTTCAGGTATCCCAGGCTCTCGCAGATAAGGTATGCGGTCAGCAGCGGGTACCTGTTGAGCGCCTGGGCGCCGGTCATTGATTTGTGGTCCCTTGGCCTTGGCTCCAGCGTCGCTGTGGGCCTGTCAGTTCGATTTTCGTTCATCCTCGCTCCGGGTTCTTGTTTTGATTCCTTTCCGGTCGGCTGGCCTTTACTGGTAGCTGGCTGCGTTGTAGTCCAGCACCTTCTCCAGGAAGTCGTCCATTGCTTGGTCGGTGGTAAGGCCGTTGGCTATCGCGAAGGCGTAGCCTGCCGTCAGCGCGTCGCCCGCTCCGATGAAGTCGCTTCCGGCCGGTACTTTTATGGCCGGTAGGTGCCTCCTGTTTCCGTTCATCCAGAAGTCGGTCCGGCCGCTGGCCCCTTGGGTTACAAAGACCCGCGAGATTCCCATTTTCTGTGCGGGATTGTCGTCGGGGTCGAACCTCATTCTCCTGGCGAGAGCCTGTAGCTCGGCCTGGTTCATTGTCGCTGCGGTGATGCCTCTCATCCGTCCCAGCCTGGGTACCATTCCTTTCGTCGTTGCGTTGGCTATTATGTTACCGCCGGTTACGGCCAGCGCTGACAGGTCGTTGACGTCCAGGTAGAGGGAGCAGAGCACCATGTCGTAGTCCTTCCTAATGTCGCGGATTTCCTGTGCTATGCTGCCCGGGACTGGGAAGTGGCCCTTGGTGGCCGTCGGCTCCCCGTTTCTCACGCTTATGCGGGCCGTCCCTTCCCTGATGGCAGGTGGCCGTCCGTCGGCCAGTATCGCCGTTACTCCCAGGGTCGTTAGTGCTTCGTTCAGTCTTTCCTGCTGGGTGGGCGTTACTGGCGCCAGGAGTGTCACGTTGGCCTCTGCCCTGGCTAATTCCCGGGCCATGATGCCTCCGACGCCTCCGACTTGCTGTCGGGTCCTGCCGTCTTCCCTGGTTACGGTTTCCTCCATGACGTTGCCTACGACGAGGAATTTTGGTTCCCTGTTGGTGTTGGTTGTCATCCCGTGGTCCCGCCTCCTCTTACCAGTTCCGCTTGCGGTGGAGTTTGCTCTTCAGCCAATCGAGCCCGTCCGGTGTACCGCACTTCTCCGGCCATCCTTTCAATGTTTCTTCCAGGCTCTGGTAGAAAATCTGGCCCGGGTCGGCGGGCCAGTATCCAAGCACGGTGATCGGCTCATTTAAGCCGTGGGTCCTTTGGTATATTTCTTCCGTGTCACGTATGTAGGAGACCTCAGCGGTGGTTCCGAGCCTGTCGATGCGCCACATTACTCCGTACAGGCATTCCCTGCTTGCTCGCCTTCGCGGGTCGTCGTTGTAGAAGTCCTCGAGGCTGGCGAAATCTATCTCGGTGTTTTGGCTCATCTAGGCCGTCTCCTCAGGCCCCGCCGGTCAGGCGGCCATTTCGTTGTTGGCTCCGTTGGGTCTTTGGACTTCTGAGCTGTGGACGGTGAAGTTGTTGTAACTGTCGTCCTCGAGCACCAGGTGCTCCTTTCCCAGCAGCGTTATGACGTTATAAAGCCTCCCCTCGAACCGTACCGTCTGGCCGGTTTTATAGTCATGTTTTGGCAGCGTGCTGATGGGCTCCGCTGGAGGGGCAGTTGCCCTGCAGGGCTTTGCAACCTCTTGGTTGCCCGTTTCCTCTTCGTAGGTATCTTCGTCTGTTCGGGGTTCTGCCCGTCCTGTGTCCTTGCCTGGGTCGCTGTCACTTTCCGGGGCGTTGGCCGGGCCGATTTCCAGTGAGAACGCGTCGTCAGGCGCAGGCGCCGTTTTCTCTGTCGTCTGTGGCGTTCCCTTGGCGGCCCGCTGGCTGGGGGCTCTCCTTGAGGTCTTCTGCGCGGCGGCCTCTCTTGTGGTCGCCGTGGCTGTCCTGTTCTTGTGGCGCCGGTTGGCGGTTTTCTCGAAGGCCGGGACCTGGTTGATCACGGCGCTCTGCGCCAGTCTGAATATGGCTGCTGCCTCGCTGGCTGTGTATACGTGGCCGTCGTAGGTGCCTTGGGCCATGGCCGTGGCCCTCTGTATTTCCTCCGGGCTCAGGTAACGGCGCGGCTTGGGTAGCTGGTACATTGCTCCTCCTTCCTGTTCTCTCTGATTCTAGAAAATTGCGAAACTCTCTGCTGTTGGCCGGGGCCGTTGCCCTGAGGGTGTTCGCGGTCCTGCGTGCAGCGCCGGTCACGGTCTGGAAGCTATTGCTTCCAGTTCTCCCTTATGCGCTTGCTTCCCCGTAGGGCTTCCGGCGGCACGCCCAGGTGGTCCATTGGGACCGTTTTCTGCCCTGGCCAGGAGGTTTAATCCCTGGCGCCGGATGTTTTCCGCCGCGTTGACGTCGGCGTTGGCGCAGTGGCCGCAGTCCCGACATTGAAAGAGCGACTGCGACCTGCGGTTTGTCGGGTCAACCGAACCGCACTTTCTACAAAGCGGCTGGTGTTCATGGCCGGAACGGTTATGAAGTCTCTGTCATACCACCAGCACTTGTATTTCAGCTTCTGCCGGACGCCGTACCAGCCTTGGAAGAGGATGGAGCGGTTTAGGCCGGCCTTCTGGCGCACGTTGGTGCCGGGGCTCTCTGCCGTGCCCCTGGCCGACCTGACCATGTTGGAAATGCGCGTGTCTTCGATGCAGATTATCTGGTGGTCTCTGACCAGTTTGCTGGTAATTCTGTGTTGGAGCCCTGTAAGGGAGTCCTGGCGTTTCTGCTCTACTCGTCGGAGCGTAGCCAGGGTCTTGAGGTAGTTATGGGATGGGCCGTCGGTCCACCGGAATCTTTGCTTGGTGCGCCCGTTGGATATTTTTTGGGAAGTGAAGCGGGCCCGTCCGTCCTTCAGGGCGGAGTCCCGCTGCCGTTGCATCCTGCGCTTCAAGCGTCTCATAACCTTCCTGTGTTGCTGGTCCTTCAGCCCGGGGATCTGGGTCACTTGTCTTGATTCATCTACGGCGGTAAGCAGGTGTTTCACTCCGGGGTCAATGCCCACTGAGTGGTTGGCCGCTGGTACTGTTGGAATCTCCTGATTGAAGACCAGCAGGACGTTGAAGCGCCTTGGGGTGCGGGTGATGCGGATAATCCTGGGCTGTTCCTTGCGAGGCAGCCGCCCGTCAATTCTGAAGGACAGCCGGGGCAGCCCTTTGACGTGGATGTGACCCTTCCTCCCATCTTTAGAGACCTTCAGGTGATTGACTGCTGGTTCGGAGAGTTCCAGGGTATTGCACCGGTAGGGGCTGCTGGTGCGTGGCTTGCCCCGCTCTGGCGTTTTGAAGTATTCGTTGAAGGCGGTATTGACCCTTTTAGCAGTGGATTCCAGCAGGCGACGGGAGTAGCCGTTATAGACGGGGTCATTTCGTCGCAGGTCTGTGAGGTGGGCGGTCTGCAGCTTGAGGGACCACCTTCTCTTGTGGGAGCCGGAAGCGGCCATGCGGTGTCGTATCAGGGCGTTCCGTAGGTGTCCCATGTGGAGCATGGCCTGTTCCAGCTGGCGGTAGCCGTGGCTGGTGGTGGCTGCCCTGTATTTCAGGGTGGTGGTCTGCATTAACCCCCTCTTTTGTCCAGTGTATCTGGCCTTCCGAGCATTCAGCTACGGGCAACTGTCAGTCTCTCTGCTTTTCAGAGTTTCGCAATTTTCCCTGATTCGGCGCCGTCGCGCCGCTGTCAATTAGGTATTCGGTACTTCGGCTTCCTGCCGGCAGGCGTGGCAGCCTTTCTTTCTGCCGTCGCCGCTGGCGTATCTGTAGGGCCGGTGTCTTTCGGGGCAGTCGGGCATCAGTGCCTTGAAGTTTTCGTCGGAGCAGGTCCCGCAGGCGTAGAACAACACGCGGTCTCGCTCGAATATGGGTGTGGGCTGCCCGTTCTGCAGTTCGAAGATCAGCCTTGTCCCGCCCATGCTGGCGCTGTGTATGCGACACGGGGTGGCGGTTACTCCCCGCCTGCGCAGCAGGCGCGGTCCCTCTCCTTCTTCCGTGTTCAGCAGCGCTGGGGTTTCCCCTCCGGATCTGCCGGTAACTATTTCTGTCGTGTCGAAGGCTTTGTCCGTCAACGGGGTTTTCTCCTTTCGGGTGTCTCCGGATGCGGGCTGAACGGCGAAGCCGCCCGAGGCGTAGGCCTGGGCGGCTTGATTCTTTCCTGGGGCTGCGGGTTATGGTGGCCGGTCAGGCCATCTTTCCCGTGCGGAATTTCTTCTTGCCGCAGTCGGCGCAGACCCCGGTGACCGCGTCCCTCCCATTTTTCATGACGACCTCCTGGAGGTCGTTGGTCTGGGTGGGCTTTTGGCACTTCAGGCAAAATATTTCCTTGGTAGTCGTCACTGCCTCATCCTCCTTGCCTCGCCGGCGGTAATTTGTAGGATCTCCGGCGCTTGCGCCCCATTATACAAGCCTTCTGTATCTGGCGGCTTTCGTTTAAGGCTTTTTCGCCGATGTGGGGGCTCGGGCGGCCGTTATGGCCGGAGTTTTTCCCAGACTTGCCTCCACGGCCATCGTGGCCGCCTTGATGTGGCGCGATGCGATCTGCCATTCCTCTTCGTCGACCGCGTTCTCGGCCAGGCTCAGCTGCTCCTTCACCGTCCTGGCGCTCTGTTGGTGGGAATCTGTGTCCTCGACGGTCCCGTTCGTTGTACCCAGAGCCTTCAACTGGATTTCCAGCTGGCCTTCGGCGCGGCGCATGAAGGTCTGTGCCGGGCCGGCTGCCTTCTTTTCAACTGCCTTGTCGGCCATGATGAGATAATCCCAGCAGCATGCGGACAGCAATCTCATGTCGTCATCGTTAAACCTGTGGCCGGCGGTTGGGTTGTCCCCCTGTTGGGTCATTGTCTTCTCCTGCGGCTGCTTATTACCCTGTCGTTGGGCGCCTGCCTTGTTTATCTATTCGTAGTGGGGGCGGCAGCTTGGGTAGTCCCGGCCTGGGTGGGGCTCAACGAGTATCCTCCTCAATCCCGCGGACAGGACTGAGGTCAGGGGCCATGCCCCGCTGTTTAATTCCTGGATGTAATCCTGAAGCATGAGGGCTCGTTCGTCGGCCTCCTGCTTCGTCGCGTAGGTTCCCAGGCACCTGATGTAAATCCCTGCGTTGAAATACCAGCCGCCCTCCTCCGGTCCGCCGTAGGCCTGTTTCTCGTGGTATTCGTTGATGTGGTGAGCTGCCAGCGGTATCAGTCCCTCCACGCCCTGGTCGTTGAGTCTGTGCTCCGCGGTCCCGCTCAGGATGTATTCGGCTATCTGCCGAGCGTCCCTTTGCTCAGTTTCGCGGCACATCCATTGGTCAACCATCCGGTTGATCCCGTCGCTGGATTTGCGGTAGATTCTCACCTGCCAGCCGTCGCCCTCCTGGGCGGGTGTCAGCTCCATCTGGAGCCCTTCTTCGCACGTTGCTATCAGCTCGCGTGGGTCCTCTGCCTGTGCTTGCATTGCGGTTACTCCTTTGGTCTTCTTTGCTTTTAATCCTGGACGGTTGCCAGATCGTCGATGCTTACGCCCATCCAGCTGGCCCGGTCCGTGATTTCGTTTTCGTCGATGTCTTCGAGGTGGGAGATCGAGATCTCCCCCAGCTGGAGCAGGAATTCCGCTGCTTTCGGTGAGAGTTCGCTCATCTCTCTTGCGCGGTAGCCTGCTGCCGTCTTGGCCGGGGCCAGTAGTTCTATTGCCCTGGCTTGCCAGTTCTCTCTGATGCAGCCGTTGGTCGGGACCAGCGCCAGCTCCAGCGGGAAGTCTATTTCATGGCACTCGTAGCCTTGAGTGCATTCGGCCCGGGTTCCCATGTGGCTTATGATCGGGCTTTCCTTACCCATCAGGAGGTTGATGTCCCTTTGCGACGCGTTTCCCCTGACGGTCAGTGTCATGTTTCCGTGAGACTCGCGGCCGGTCAGGGCTCGGAAGGCTTCGGCGCTTCGTTCCTCGTCCAGGGTTGTATTTATGGAGTAGGTCTGCTCGTGGCCGGATTTCCTTTCCTCCGGGGTTGGATTTTCCTGGCTGGTCGGGCTGGTGGATAGCACGGCGAGGATCTCGTGCTGCGTCATCCTGGTTATGACGGCGTCGGCTACCTCGTCGGCGTAGTCCCACAGGTCCTGGCTCAGCTTTGGTGGGATCTGGAACCTCTTGGCGGATTCGTCAATCCGATTGCGTACCTTCTGATGGGCGTCGTATATTTCCAGCAGGTTTAATTCCCGGTCCTGGACCCTGCCGTCGGCGTCCTCTTGCTGCTCTCGTATGAAGGCAGCGATGTTGGCCAGCAGCTGGCCCCTACTCGGGATCTGGAACAGCGGTTTGTCATCGCTGTTTGCTACGGCGCCGCGCCCGCTGGGCTTCTTATTCCGCGTCGCGGTGTTCGGGTCGTGGGCCCAGTCCGGCAGTCCGTAAATTGGATTGACTGTGTCCTTGGGTTCCCACATTACCGTGCCCGTTAGGGGGTCGTCTCCCTGGAACAGCGTCGGCCTGGCTCCTGTGTTTGGGATTCCCCAGCCCTCGTCGATGCAAAGGATTGTGCTGTTGTCCGGTCCGGTGTGCAGCGTTCCTCTTTCCGGAGGCATCAGCGGGTCGACCTTCCCCGCGCCTGCGGCGTTCAGTGTCAGGATTGTCCTGAGCCGGTCCGTGGATCCGCTGGCGGTGGTTCTAACCCGGGCGTAGCTTTTGCCCAGGTATTTCTGTTGCACCGCGCTGCTGGCCAGGCTCCAGGCTTGCGGGTCGGGCTCTCCTGATTCGCCCTGCATTGAGATTCGGAGGTGTCCCTGGTCGTCGTAACCCTGTCCGGCCTGCATCGCCGTTCTGGTGCACCATAGAAGCTGGTCCCATGCCGGCTCGGTCGTTTCGACCNAGATCCTGCCGTCTTCTTCGGTGGCCGTCCACCCGAGTTCGCCGGCCATCTGCAATACTTTTTCTCTGTAGTTCATCCTGCTCCGTGGTTAATCTGTGGAATGGGCTTTTATGAGGTCTGTGGTCTTGAGGCCGATCTCTCCGGCCCGCCGGATGATTGTTGCGATGTCGACGTCGTAAGGTCGTGAAGGGTCCAGCCTGCTCAGGTCCAACAGCGCTCTGCCGGCCTCCAGGGTCAGTTCGTGGATTTTCAGCTTCTGCCGGTTATAGAGCCCTGACACCCTCCGGTCGGGGTCTTCGGCCGAGGCCAGCGCTGTGGCTGCCCGGCGCTGCCAGGATAAGCCTTCGCTGGTGGCATGTTGGATCGTCATTTGGACGTTTTTCCCGGAGCTGTCCAGTGTTTCTATTCCCAGGTGGGTGACCATCTGCTCTTGGTCGCCGAACAGCTGGCGGAATTCGGCCTCGGTGAGGCTCCCTTTCAGGGTCAGCACCGTGGTCTTGTGGTGTGGCTTTTCGGGCAGGAGCTTGGTGATAATCTCATTGGCGGTGGAGTTGGGAAGTGGGGCGATGATGGGGTAGCGGGGCTGGTCGTGGTCATCCAATTGCATGGCTCCTTGTGTTGCCAACGGCTGTCTTCAACGCCGCTGGTCGGGACTTCTGTCCTCCTGTTCAGGTGAGGTTGCCCCTTGGCGGTGCCGCGTCCGGAGGGAGCTTGCTGCCAGGATTCCCTTAATGATCAGGGGGTACAGCGCGGTTACGATGGTCCAGGCGGTGAGGTATTCCCAGGCTGGCGTTCCGCCGGTGGGAGTGCCTGTTTGGGCCAGGTCTACGAGCTCGGTGATCTTCACCGTGGCCAGCGTGGTCAGCGCCGGCACTATGGCCCAGCCGGCGGTTACCGTTTTCCTTGCCCGCATCGGCAGGTCCAGGTTTCCAAGCGGGTTGATGCGCTTGAGTCCTTCGGTCAGCCTTGTCCAATGTCGGGTGGCGTTCATTCCCTCGGCCTGATGGGCAGCTGCTCTGGCTCCAGCTCCAGCTTGATGGAGTTAAGGTCCAGGTACTCGTCGGAGACGTGTCTTTCCGTTCTGGTTCTGTCGTCCTCTACCGTCACTGTGTAGTTGAATTTGACCACGTAGTTGACCGTCACGGCGCCGGTGCCGGCGGGTAAAAGCCGGTAGGTGAGGTGGTTGGTGACCGTCCGGACTTTCTCTCCGTTCGGTCCGGTGGGTTCCTCTGTTGTGGTTGCCCTACGTTCCTCAGGGACCTGCAGGTTAAGGTCCAGGTTATGCCTTTCCATGAGGTGGGCTTGCAGCCGGTCTTCCATTAGCGGCGCTGCGCTGCGCCACCGTTCCGCTGCGATGTGCGCCGGCAGGGTTGAGATGCCCTGCCCGATCAGCCATAGGACTCCGAAGAGTATTGTCAGCGTCCCAGCCAGTGTGAGCGCTGTAAAGAGCAGGACTGAGAGGACCTGCCTGGCGCTGACATCAGCTGTGATCAGCCTCTCGTAGTGTGGGCTTATCAATTTGGCGCCTCCGGCCCTGGTTTAGCAGTAGAATCCGTCTTGGTCCTCGTCTTCTCCGGCTGGGGTATCCCAAGCCTCGTCGGTGGGACCCGTCTGGCTGGCCGTGAACTCCTCCTGGTAGGAGGGCTCCGGCCCAGGTTGCAGGGGTTCGTCCTGGAAGCGGAACCAGGGAATCAGGTCGTAGTCCTCCCTGGGTACCTCCCAGATTGTGTCTCGGCAGAGCAGCAGCCGGATAATTTTGGGCGTTTCGCTTGCCAGCTCTGGTGATTTCACGGTCTTGACCGGTCCGGTCGCCGGCGGCCCGTGGGGGTTGTCCAGGAGCTGGCAGCGGACGTAGTTCATGTCCTCGCCGGTGTCGGCCTCATACACTGCGGCCGTGTACGTTTTTTCGCCGATGGTCTTCTCGATTACGATTATCTTGTCGTCCACCGGCGCCGGCCAGGCTTCTCCTGGCTCGAGCTTGATCCGCACGTAATGGGGTTGGCAGCTTTTTTCCATCGTTTTTGGGTACCTTACTTTCAGTTTGGATTCCGGTGGCGGCCGTCAGGCCCGCATGACCTCGACGCCGGCGGCCCTGGCGCGCTTTATCATATCGTCGGTGCCCGTTTCGCCGGGGAAGGCTACCACCAGTTCAGGCTTGCCTTCGTCCAGCATCTGCTGGTTTCGGTCGAACCCTGCCCGGTAGTTTACGGGTCCGGCTGGGCCCTTGGGCCTCCAGTTGGCCGGATAGGCCCGGCATTCAATGCCATGCTCTTTGGCGTATCTTCCCCCGAGCCGGTCGGCTCCCTTGGCAGCGCCGTGAATTATGAATCGGGGTTCTATTTCGTTCAGCACCTCGGAGACGTGCTGGTAATTTCCGTAGTTCCTGCCTCCACACACGAGTATCTTCAATCCCTTTGCTGGCATGACTGCTCTCCCTCCTGCTTTTTCGGATCCTTGGCCACTCTGACGCGGCCTATCCGCAGGAAGGCCGTCATTTCGCCTTCATGCCTTTAGCCTGGCGCTGCACAGGTGGTAGTCGCCGATGGGGATGGCTCGTGCCTGCCGTATTACCAGTCCGTTGCGGTAACCGTGGATATGGCTGGGCTGGCGTAGCGCGATTCTGAGGAAGTCGTCCATTTCCTCCCGGTCATTGATCTTGCCGTGGAACACTAGGGGGACGGCACTCATGTTCAGGGTCTCGGCTAGGAGTTCGGTTTCCTCCCAGCTCAGGATTTTGTTTTCGTCCACTGCCGTGTGGAGGTAGAGATTGTCGTCGGTATCCTCGCGCCGGTACCGGCTGTTGGGTCCGGTCCGGAGCGCCTGTCCGTGGAGCGTCTGCTCCAGTCCCAGCGTTTTCCAGCCGTGGCTGGACTGGGCGCTTGTCAGCCAGGGGTCTCCTCCCGTGGATCCGGCGTCTACCGGCAGCGCCTTGCCGTCGGTTATCGCTATCCGGTTTCCGCTGAGGAGTTCGGTGATGATAATTTCCTCGTTGAGGAGATTTCTCGGGCGCAGCTGCACCACGTCCGTGGTGTTCTCCGCCCCGGTCAGGGGCCAGAGGGGTATGTGGGGCAGCTGGGTTGCTCTTCTTGATTGCATTGTCATGTTCTGGTTGTCCTGTTGGCCGGTGCACGGCCGGCCCTTCAGTTCTGGTTGCAGAACGGGCATAGTGTAGCGTGCCTGGCCAGTTTGGCCACGGTCTCGCTGGTTATCCGCATTTTTTGGGCAATCTCCGACCTTTTCATTCCCCCGTTTCTGCAGGCCAGGTATTCGGTCATGTCGAACTGGCTGTGGGTCCCTTCCATGAGCTTGATTTCGTTGAGGTAGCTGGTGGCGGTGGTCCTGTTCAGTTCCGTTGACACGGCTATTTCCTCGCTGGTCCTGCCGTCGGCCTGCATTTGGGCTATTACTGCCAGCCAGTATTTCTTCTGGTGTACCTTCTGGGTATTCTTTGCGCCGCTGAGGTTCAGGTTTTTCTTCCAGTCCTCGGCCTGGTCCTCCCGGTCAGTTACGTTCTTTGCGAAGTTCTTGGTGTCGCCGCAGTGTTTGCACTGCCCTCGGCAGAAGCCGTCTTCGTCGGCCTCCTTCTCGACGATCCAGTGATGGGCGCAGCCTTTCTTTGCCCTTGCCTGTCTGGGCTGCTTTTTTCTTTCCGTCGTCGCCGCGGTCTTGAGCATCGCTGGCCGCTCCTTGCGGTGCCGTGGCTGGCCCGCTGGTTTTCCCGTAGTTTACTACGAACTCTCGGGGCGGGGTTTTTCCGAACCGGCGATTGTCACTGACAGTTGCCGCTTGACGCGTGTGTCTGCGACGGTCTTAATGTACCCATCAGGTCTGTTGTATTAGCCTGCGAAATATGGGGGTGCCTGTGTCTGAGCGTTCTTCAATCGAGTGGACCGATTCCACCCTGAATCCGGTTACGGGTTGCACCAAGGTCAGTCCGGGCTGCGCCCACTGCTATGCTGAGGCTGTGACCCTGCGATTCAAGCGGGGCCCGGCCTTCCTGCCGGGGGTGTCCGAGGTAGTCTTGCATTCCGACCGCTTGCGGCTTCCTCTCTCCTGGCGGCGCGGCCGCCGCATTTTCGTGAACAGTATGTCCGACCTCTTTCACGAGGAAGTGCCTGACGAGTTCATCTTGGAGGTCTTCCAGATGATGCAGGCGGCTGACTGGCACGTCTTTCAGCTCCTGACCAAACGGCCGGAGCGTCTTCTGGCGATGTCTTCCGATTTACCGTGGCCGTCGAATCTGTGGATGGGGGTATCGGTCGAGAACCAGTATTGGGCCGACCGGCGGCTTCCTCTCCTCGTTGAGGTTCCTGCTGCGGTACGCTTTGTGTCCCTGGAGCCGCTGCTTGGTCCGGTGCAAATGGGTTCTTCCCTGTCCCGTCTTCACTGGGTTGTCGTTGGCGGCGAGAGCGGCCCGCGGTGCCGTAAGATGCAGGCCTGCTGGGTCCGGTCGGTTCGGGATGCGTGTGTTTCGGCGGACGTGGCCTTTTTCTTCAAGCAGTGGGGTGGCTTCGTACCGGCGGCCGGTGGCCGTGAGCTTGACGGCCGCGAGTGGTCTGAGTTTCCAGCCCCCTATCCTGGCTCAGAGTCTTCCCTTTAAGGGTCAGGTTGCTCTGCAGGGGTGCTTTGGGGGGCCCGTATTCGTGGGCCCCTTCTTTTGACCGGCCGGTCTTAGATGTCGATGTGGTTGAGCCGGATCATCTCCCTCTCGCGCTGGCTGTGGTAGCCGCCCATCTCGTTGGTGACGTGGGGGGTCGGAAAGGTCATGCTCTTCAGGTGGCTGGCCAGCTTGTTTATCAGGTTCTTCATGGTTCGAATCCTCCCTTTTTTTTGTTAGAATCTCTGTTTCGGGTATTTGCGCCTGGACTTAACGTTGGTGCTGGGCGCAGGGCTCCTCGTTCCAGTAGGCGAAGCCGCATTCGGGGCACAGGGTGCTGGCTTCGTGCAGCTGGTGCTCGGTGAGGATCTTCTGGCCGCGGGCCTGCTGTTGCTGCCCGGGCTGGGCTCTCACCTTTTCCTCGCTTTGCTGGGCTGGCGCCTGCGGCGCCATGAGGTTTGGTTCGGTCACCGTTTACTCCTTCTTTGGGGCGGGCGGTCCTTTATCTCAGGGCCGGTCTGCCCCGGCTGTTTTCAATTTCATGTAGCAGCTCACGCAGCAGTAGAGCTGGCTGGGCCCGTCGCTGGCGAAGTATTGCTCGCAGCCCAGGCACTGTCGGATGGCCGCGGTGTTGCGGCCCCGGGTCGTGGTAATCACCAGTCTAGGCTCCCCGGGCCCGGGACGGGCCGGCGGAAGCTTTGATTCTCTTATTGTTCTTCGGTCCTCGCCGTGCGGCAGGCTGGACCTGTCCTTAATTCCGGCGATGGATGGCCGTCTTTCTCTCGGCGATTCGAGGGCGTCGGTTGCCCTGTGGGGGTCTATCTCTCCAGCTGTGGTTGGTATGCTCGCTTCGCAGCGTTCTCCGTTGACCGGCGTTGCTAGCTCTATGGCTTGGTGGTCCTCGGTGGCCGTCTTCGGGCCGGCATCGCTCCTATCGACGTTCCTGGGCTGCAGCAGTTCCTTTTCCCTGCGCTGCTCTGCCCGGTTTTTGGCCCGTCTTTGGGCCGATTTGCTCTCTTTCTTCTTCACCTGGGGCTTTTTCATGGTGGTACTCCTCTTCGGGGTATGTGCTGTGGCAGCAGAATTCTTGTCATCTGTCTCCGTCTCTCCGTTCCGTATTCAGGTTTGGAGTCGCGTCGGTTCTTCGCCCGTCCGCTGGGCGGGGGCTTGCCCTTTTCCGGTTAATCTCTTAATGGGAAGGCGGCTTCCCGCCTTCTTAACCGGCCGTCTTTGGCCGTTTTCCTTGTGGCCTTCTGGCTAATTTCCGGTCCGCTGGATCAGTTCGGGGCCGTCGTTTCCGGCGTTGTTCACCCTGTTGCTTACCCGGTGGAATTGGATCAGCTCCGCCGGCGTCGGTTTGAGAAGCTTTGCCAGCTCCGCGCCGCGGTCCGCTCCGGCCTCGAGCCACATGTCTATCGTGTTGGCAGTGAGGATTGCCGGCATCCGGTGGTGGATCCCGCGCAGGTTTTCGGAGCTGTCGGTCGTGATTATCACGACTGAGATACTGTGCGGTCCCGCTGCATGCCTCTGCCTGACCATCAGCCCGGCCATGGCGAAGGTTTCGCCGTCCGCGGTCGATACGAAGTGGGGGCATGCCTTGCCCCGTTCCCTGGACCATTCGTAGAAGCCGTTGGCCGGTACGATGCATCGGCTGGCGCGGAAAGCCTGGCTGAAGGTGGGCTTGATGGTAAGCGTTTCGCTCTTGGCATTGATCAGTGGCTTTCCTCCGTCCCTGTTGGGGAGTCCCCAGCGACAGTTCTTCATGCTCCGACCCGTCGGGTCGCTATAGATCACGGGCACCAGCCGGTTGGGGGCTATGTTGTAACTGATGTAGGGTTCGTCGCTCTGGGTGCGGAATCCGAATCGGGCCTGGAGTCCATCGCTGTCTGCGGTCAGCACGTACCTACCGCACATTGGGCGTTCCTCCTGTTGCTGGCTGTGGCTTGACGGCCCGGGCCGTTATGGGCCCGGGCTTTCTCAATTCGATGCGGTTGCTGAGATTCTTACCGCCGGATCAGGCGGCCTTCATCCGTTCGAAGAACTCTTCCTCGGTTATGATGGGAATATTCAGGCTTCGCGCCTTGTTCAGCTTGCTGCCGGGCTTCTCTCCTACCACCAGCAGGGTGGTTTTGGCGTTGACAGAGCTGGACGTGTCCCCGCCCTGTTGGTGGATCAGTCTTTCAACGTCCACCCGGGTCATATTTTCAATCTTCCCGGTCACCACGACGTTCTCGCCGTCGAACCTGCCGTGCTTAACGGTCATTGTTTCCTCCGTTATCTTGATTTGGTTCGCCTCTTCTGTTTGGTCAGGGCTGACCAGGCCCTCGATTGCCCTGACGCCGCAGCGGCGCATTATTTCCACCGTTGCCCGGACCTCGCGGGACGTGAGTCCCATCCTCATGCTTTCGGCAATCTTTGGTCCTATTCCCTCCATGTTCAGGAATGTGCTCGGATTCTCCCGGATCACCTGGTCAACGCTCTGATAGCGTGCCGCCAGTTTCCGGCAGACGCTGCGCCCCATTCTCTCGATGCCGAGGGAGTAGAGGACGTTGGCTAGGGGCCGGTTTTGGGACTCGGCCAGGCGCTCCTGCAGGTTGCGGGCGTTCTTTGGCCCGGACCCGGGCAGGCTGGCCAGTTGGCTGAGGGTCAGCAGGTATAGCTTGGCGGCCGAGCGGTTTTCCGCTGGCCGTTCCGGGTCGTGTTCCACGTCCATGGCCGCGATGGCTTCGCACATCACGTCTCCGATCCCGTCGACGTCCATCGCGTCCCTGCCTACCAGGGATTTGATCTGGGCTGGCAGCCTCCCGGGACAGTCTGTGGCGGCGCACCAGTGTCCGGTTTCGCCGGGCTTGGTGGTTACCGGTCCCTCGCAGTCCGGGCAGTTTGATGGCATTTTGAATTCCGGCATGGTCTCGGCCTGTCGCGGCGACGCCGGCCCGGTTACCTGGGGTATCACGTCCCCGGCCCGTTCGATGACGACCTGGCTCCCGGCCCGGATATTCTTCTTCCGGACGTCGGTCTCGTTGTGGAGGCTGGCCCTCTCGATGGTTACGCCGCCGATGTGAACCGGCTCCAGTACCGCCACCGGGGTTAGCCGTCCGAACCTTCCCTGGCTTATTTCGATCTTTTGCAGCGTGGTGATTGCCCGTTCGCTGGCGAACTTCCAGGCGATGGCCCACCGGGGTTCGTGGGAAGTTGCGCCGGCGGCCTCCTGCTGCTTCAGGTCGTTGACCTTGAAGACTACGCCGTCGATGTCATAGTCCAGGTGGTCTCGCCGGTCCTCGATGGACTGGAAGGCCCTGATCGCCTCCCCTTCGTCGGCGCAGACCAGCGTTAGCGGGTTGGTCGGCAGTCCCAGGATGGACATCCAGGACAGGGCGTGCTCCTGGGTCTTTATCGGCTCGGGCGGATTTTCCAGCGTGTAGGCGTAGAAGAGCAGGGGTCTGCGGGCCGTCTCCGAGGGGTCCTTTTGGCGCACTGCGCCCGCCGCGCCGTTTCGCGGGTTGGCCAGCGGTTCCTCGCCCCGCTCTGCCCTTTCGGCGTTGTAGATGGCGAAGCCGCTGCGCGGCATGTATATCTCGCCCCGCACCGCCAGTACGGCGGGCACCTCTCCGATCAGCCGTTGGGGTATTGCGGGAATTCCCCGCACGTTCTCGGTTACGATCTCCCCGCTGGTTCCGTCGCCCCGTGTTGCGGCCAGCGCCAGGTTGCCCTGGTGGTACTCCAGTCTTATTGCGATGCCGTCGATTTTGGCCTCGGCGGTGAGCCGGCCCTGGCGGTTTACGCTTTTGCTCCGCAGCCAGCTCCGAAAATCCTTTTCGCTGGTCATGTTGCCCAGGCTCAGCATCGGCTCCGGATGCTTCGTTGTGCTGAACTGGGCGCTGGGCGCCGCGCCCACGGTCCTTGTCGGAGACGTCGGCTCCTGGTAGCCGGTCTTCTCTTCCAACTCCTTTATCTGGCGGATGATATCGTCGTATTCTTCGTCGCTGATCTCTGGCTGGTTGGCTAGGTAGTAGAGGTGGTTATGCCTTCGCACCTGGGCTTTCAGGTCCTCCAGCACCGCGTGGTCGTCATCGGTCCGGGTCATGGTCATGGGGTTGGCCCTCCGTTGCAAAATGGAGCGGGGCGCCCCGGTTGGGACGCCCCGCTTCTCGTGGTTGCTTATTCTTTTTTTAGGATTCCGTCAGTCCCTCTCTTTGTTCTGGTTCTGGTGGCATAGCCGCACTACTCCGGCGGTGCCCAGGGCTCCCAGTGAGCTTGCGGCGCCCATCTTGCTCCACGCGCAGACCAGGTCTATCCCGAACCGGGTGGCTTCGTGCTGTTCGGGTCCGTAGGGCAGCCCCATCAGCCACGCCCAGTGGAGGACTTCCCTTGTCGGTGCTATCAGCAGGTAGACCACCGGCAGCAGGCTCATGGTCACTGCCAGCCCGTACCATGCCCTGGTCAGGTGTTCCAGCGCTGAGCGGTTTTTGGGGCTGTCAGCTTCATCCCTTGCCCTGCCGGTCGCTGCGGCGCACCAAAGGAATATTCCGGTCGTAACGGCGCCGGTGGCGAGCATGAAATATACCGGGTGGACCGGTCCGATCAGGTTGTAAATCCACCTGGGATCGGTCGTGAGGCCTACGGTCACGCTTAGTCCAGTCAGGAGGCCCAGCTTCAGCGCTGTTCTGGAGAGTTCCGGAAGTCCGTCCCTCGGCGCGTTGCTCATGCCGAAGTCCTTCATGGCAGGCCCGCCACCTGCCTGGCCAGAGGTCGGAGGATGGTGCCCGTATCGTAGTAATCCCGTACCAGCTCGCCGGTGCTTGATTCGATGCAGGTCATGCAGCTGACGGAGGTTATCCGCGCGTCGCTTTCCCTTTCCTCGCTCCTGATCCCCGGGCTCACGTAGTGTTCGAAGGCGCCGGAAGTCTCGCTCATTGCCCCTTCGATCCTGTATTCGGCGTGGTTATCCGGCAGGTATATGAAGGCGTCGCCTCCCTCCTCGCTGAGGGCGTTGTTGCCGCACCGGCGGCAGTTCAGGATCATTCCCTCGAAGGCTGCGCCTATGGCCATGTGCCAGCCGCTCTCTGTCTTGGTGGCGCTCCGGCTGATGATTGACATCCCGTGGTTGCAGGAGTCGATGTCGGCGTTGATCCTGAATTCCTCCAGGGTGTGGAGTCCGGTGCAAACCACGACCATGTTAAAGGTCTTTTCCCTCATCTTTTATTTTCACTTCCTTGGCTTCGTTCTTGTCCCGGCATGGCTGTATCCGGTCGCTCTTGAGCGGACCGGTCATGACGTGCCCGATCAGGGCTCTCCGGTAATAGCTCTCCCGGGCTGGCTGGTTCTTCCGGCCGAGCTGGATGCTGCCTCCTGCGCCCTTCATAATCCTGCCGAAGCGCAGCCATTCAGACTTGTTTTCCTGCTTGTAGGTTACGGTCGCGTCGAGCCGTTTTTCGTCTCCTTCCACTAGGGTTGCCCAGATGGTTATCCGGTCGGCTCGGCCTTTGCATTTCAGCTCGACGTGTTCGATCAGCATTTTACGAGGCTTCACTTTGGATTTCATTGCAGTGCTGCCCCCAGGTGCTGGCACCCGGCGTTTATCAGGCTGACTCCGATGGCTATCAGCGCGACCTGAAGTATCAGCCTGCCCAGCGCGCTTCCCTCCTGGGAGGGTTCCCTCTCTTTGTGGTCTTCAGGTTTGTAATCAGGTGTCGACGACATGACTCTGGCCTCCTAGACTGGCTCTGTTCCTGTCGCCCGGCAGCCCTGCTATGCGGGCTGCTTTCCCGATTTCTCCCCTTTCTTTTCTTTCTTTCTCCTAGCCGGGCTCGGTGAAGCTTTCCATGATGGCAATGGCGTCGGTGCTGTCCAGCTCCTCGTTGCCCCGGCAGATGGATATGGTTACGGCGTAGCCGCTTTCCTTTGCCGGGTGCAGCCGGGACCTTGCGAGCTGTACCCTGGCGTTTTCCCGGCAGCTTCCCAGGTCGATCTGTCTGAGGAAGCTCACCCGGATTACGTTCTGGCCGTTGGAGTAGGTTCCGTATGCGCTCTGCTGGCTGTAGGTGGTCCAGTCTCCTGCCTTGCTCAGCAGCTCCCGCTGGATGTATCCGTCAGCGAAGCCCGCCAGGGAGGTTCCCTTGCTGACGTCGTACCGTTGCACGGTTATCCGGGTCTCGTCCTCCAGGTCGCTGGCTATGGTCATCCGCTCATCCTCGGTCCAGCTCACCCAGCGGGTGGGCGCCTTTATTTCGAAGCCGAGTGTTTCGCTGACGTAGGTCTCCAGCTCTCTTGGGACCCGGGTGGGCGTAGGCGTAGGTCCCGGCGTGGGCGGTACTTGTGTCGGTATCGCTGTTGGCGTCGGGCGGCGCGTTGCCGGTGGCGGCGTAGTTGGTGTCGGAGCCGTTGTTGCCGTGGGCAGCGCTGTCGCTGTCGGTTTGGGGGTCGCCGTTGGTTCCGGGGTTGCGGTGGCGTTCCGTAGCGCCTCTGCCACCGTTGTTGCCAGTGAGCTCTGCGGCACGGTGTGCTTTGTCCCGGCGTCTGATTCCAGTTCCGCGGAGCGGCTGGTTACCGGCGGGGTAGTCCCTCGGTCCTCTGCCCTGGTACGGCTGTTCTGGAGCTCCTCGCGCCGTTCCTCCATCGCCCTTGCGATTTCGTCCAACCTGGTTTCCAGGTCGTCCGCGGCATCGTTTGGCGCGTCGGCTTGGTTTGTTTCAAGTACCGGCGTTGGCGGTTCGGGTGGCGGCACTGCGGTCGCCAGCGGTGGCAGCGGTACCTCTGTCGGCGGTTGCTCTGACGGCAGCACGTCTCCGTTGGAGCCCATACAGGCTGTTGCCAGCGTGAGCAGCGTTGCCAGGATAGCGGCCGTTGCTGCCGCGTATAGTCCTCTTGCCTGATCAGTTTTGGTTCGGGTATTCACTGGCGTCGCCTCTCTTGGTCTCCTGCAGAGCCCGGTGTAATGGGTGGTTGGTTGGCTGGTACAGGCTCCACCTCAGGCTGTGGATTATTTTTGCCCTCTGGGTTGTAGGTCGAGAGGCCAGCTCTGCCTTGAGGTCGGGCCAGGTTCCTGCGCCTCTTTCGCCGGTTACCGGATTGGTCCAGATGGCCCACTTTTCCTCTTCAGGCTGGGGTGTGTGTTGCATGTTCCACCGCCTTATCTTCGGTAGGCTATGGCTCGGCCCTGGGTCTCCAGTGCTTTTTCGCCTAGCTTGGCGGTCAGGGTCTGCACCAGGTCGGAGTGTCGGACAGTTACCTTCCTCGGTTTTATGTGGACGGTTTCGTGTCCGAGTATCCGGAGCTTCTCCGCGATGAGCAGGCTTCTGTGGCATTTTTCCGGATCCTTTTCTGTGCACATGAATGCGGTTAGTTGGTCAGCTGCGCTGAGCAGGATCTGGTTCAGCGTGGTGATGAACGGAGTCTCCTGGGCCATCAGTCCGTAGTCGGCCACCCCGTTGCGGTACAGCCGCTCCGTCGTGGGCCTCCCGCCCAGGTTTTGTCCCTCATACTGGTAGTCGATGCCCTTTCCGGTCAGGAAGGTCTCCAGCTCTTTTCGGTTGAAGTGGGGCACGTAGTTGGATTTCGGGTGGCTTCTTACGTCGATTACCCTGGCGATCCCGTGCTGGTTCAGCATGTTGAGGAAGCCCGCGGCTGTGTGGTTGGAGTGGCCTATCGAATAGAGCACGGCCTGACCCTCCTTTTCCTCGGGTTCCTGTGACTTCTGGTTCATAGTTCAGTTTTCCTTTTCGGTCGCTGGTCTCAGCATTTTATGTAGCGCGGGGGTCCGGTTGGGTCCAGGTTCTCGCCGGCCCGGTCTTCGAGGGCCTGGTGTACGCCTTTGATCGTTCTGACCAGGTATGCCGCCGCCCGGTGCATCAGGTCCGGTTCTTCGGGGTCCTCGTACAGGATCACCGTCCTCTTTCCGGTGGCGATGGCGTATCCGAGTTCCAGGTGGGCGGACCGGCTGCAGGGCAGCACGCAGATGACCGCTGTGGCTTCTTTTAGCGCGGTCATGTCCCGTTCGAATGTTTTGACGCTGTCCTGGTCTTCGAGCATTTGAATCACTTGCTCAAAGTCGATGCTTCGGCCGTGTTCTCCCTGCCCGTTGCTGTTCAGCTGCGCCCAGGCCCCTGGCTGATTCTCCTCGGTGAAGTTGAAGACGGTGTGTCCGTTCTCTCTCAGGCTTTTCGTCAGCTCTGTCAGGCGCCGATTGCGGCTGCTGCTTGCGATGTAAATCTGGTGTTGGTTGGGCGAGTTTTCTGTCATGGCTGGGAATCTCCTTTATCTGCTGGCAGGCCATAGTACCATTGGAGGGTGTCAGCGTGGTTTTTGATTTCGGGAAATTCCGCGATGAGGGCTCCTATCGCGCTCTGGGGGTCGTGGGCCCGTATTCTTTTCATTCCGTCGTAGAAGGGCTGGGCTCCGGCCTGATCTCTGATCTTTGCCAGCAACGCGGTTCCGAGCCGATAGTGGCACTGGGTTGTTGCGTTGTACCTGGGCCTTTGGGCCAGGGGCATTTCTTCGGCGCAGCTCGCGGCCTCTTTCCAGAAAGTGCCGTGCTGCTCGGACCCGGCGATCAGTTCAGCCATTCCTTCGGCCAGCCAGACCTCGGCGCCGTGCCAGTAATGGTGGGCGATTTCGTGGAAGAGTATTCTTTTCAGTTCCGCCCGGTCGGGCTGGTGTACAGCTCCCTGCTCGTCGTATCTCCGGTTGATCACGGTCGCCGTGTCGTAATTTATTCCTCCCACCGTTGGGTGACCGGTGTCTCCCATGACCAGTATTACTGTCTGGTCCGGCAGGGGCTCCTGGTTGACCAGCTCGTTGTGGGCCACGGCTTTCTTGAGGTACTCCATGGTCTCGCTGCGTCCCCGGCCGTAGGGTCTCACTATGTGCAGGGTTATCCGGCCGCTGTGCGCTGTTTCGATTGTCGTGCTTTCAACCGTCGTATTCTCCGGCTTCAGCATTTCGTGGAGGCGGGCCGGCTCGTGTCTGGATGCCGCGTACGCTGCCGCTATTACCGGGGTCCATGCATCGGATATGCCCGTGTCCTGGAACGTGGGGTGGTCCAGGACCTCTTTCAGGTCCTCCGGACTCCTGTGGTATAGCTGCGCGAGGGTTTTGACCGCGCTGCGGTCCTCCGGTTGCCAGGTCTGCAGGAAGGGCATTGACGCTATGCCTCCCGGCTCTTCGTTGTCATGCCGGCTTTCCAGCCCGGTTACGATGTCTACTGTTTCTCTTTGCAGGGCGTTGAGCTCCCGCCCGGTCCACGGCAGCTGAAGCGGCCTGATTATGGTTGCCGTGCCCGGCGCCCAGCCGTCGCTGTCCGGTTTCGTCGTATCTTGCTGCCTTTCTTCAGCGGTGTGGCTGTGGCTGTGCTCCGCGATCCGTGGATTGGTGGCGATATGCTCTGGAAGTTGCCACTCGAATCTTTCGCTCGAGGCAAAGGCTTCGGATCTCAGGTCGTTCATTCGCTGGCGCAGCTTCTCGGTCCGTTTCGGGTTAGCTCCGCTTTTGTCGGCGTGCCAGACGGCGTGGTGCATGCTCGTGAGTGCGGCCTTGGTCTCTCCCGCGAGGGCCTGGCAGTATCCGATGAGTTCGTGGCTTCTTGAGGATTCTGCGGCGTAGCCGTGTCCAAGCTTGAGCCTTGCGATGTGGTCTCTCGCTGCGTCGATGGCGCCCTGGCAATCGCCGCTTTCGGCCCTGTCTACGGCCGTCGTGAGTCGGCTGACGGTCCGGTCATAACCCTGTGGGGTCTCCGGTTCGGTGGCTTCCTGCTGTGGGGGAGGGCTCTTCAGGCTGGTCTGCGTCGGCGTCTCCAGGTGATCTGGGTTGTTGTTATCCTGGCCGGTATTTATGGTTATGCAAGCGGCCTGCGCGACAGCCGCTGTCAGCAGGGCGGCCAGCAGAATGGTGGTTGTTCGCCTATTTTTCATGTTAAGACCCAACCTTCAGGGCCAGGTTGGTCGTACGGCCGGGTGCTCTGCGCCGGCTTCCCTGAACGTGCAGCTCTCTTTGCACCTGGTCCAGGTACTTTGCGTCCTCGGCCTTCCGGTTGGCCTCAAGTCCGGCTTTTATTTCCGCTGTGGTCATTCCGCTTTCCGACATCGTAGCCCGGTAACGGTTGAAGGTCTCTTCCAGGGCGTGCTCCCCCTCTTCCAGGGTCTTGAAGTTCCTGATGCCGCGGATCGGCGAGCGGGGCAGGTCTCCGATGCAGCACCATCCCCTTGCTGAGGGCAGCTGTGACGGTCGCCGAGCCAGTTCTCCGTCGGGATGGTACTGGTCGCTCTTGTAGAGCGTAGCGTCGAAGTCGGGCCCGATGTATTCCACTATTCCGGGTTGAACCTGGATCCAGTTCTGGCTTTTCATTTTCCACACCTCGTTGAGCAGGTTGCGCGTTCTTCCGCTTACCTTCCGGCCTCGCTGCTCTGGCGCGAGGCTCTTCCCCACGGGGTTTGGTGGCCCTGTTGGCCGCTGTTTCTCGCCGGCCAGGCTTCACGGCGTCCTGGTGTCAGGATGGTATGATGGCAAAGCGCCCGGGTGACTTCCCGTCCTGGCCGCTCTCCTGTTGCAAGTCGTGGAGACTTGCCGGAAAACTGCTTTACCCGCCCACCGTTCTTCTGTTAAGGTTCTCTAACATCCTGGCGGCGAGCCGTCACGGCCTGTCGTCGATTTGGGGGGGTTGCAGTTATGTCTCTGTTCGTTGGGTTTGTGGGGTTCAAGGGCGGGACCGGCAAGACTATTCTCTGCTTTCAGATGGCGGAGCGGGCGCTGGCCGCCGGGCTCAAGGTCTGTGTCGTCGATCTCGACCCGGAGCTGTCGTCCCGTGATCATTTCCTCTGGCGTTCCCAGCGGGAGCTTTCTACCTGGGACCTGGAGGTCAAGGACGTCAGTCGTGCGCCGGAGCGGGAGATGTTTGACGGATCCTTGGATTCCTACGACATCGTCTTCTGCGATTTCCCGGGCTTTAACTCCGACCGGGTGCGTGAGTATATGGACCGCATGGACCTTATGCTTGCTCCTATCTCTGCCAGCCCGCAGGACCGGACGGTGAATACCTCTCTCGGCTTTCTTGGCCAGCGACGCTCGTGGCCACTTTATTTTGTCGTCAACCACGTTGCGGTCAGCAGCAAGCGGGCGCGGTCCCTGCTGGAGGACCTTTTCGCCGGCGAGTTCAAGATCTGTCCGGTCATGGTCTCCCGCTGGGTACTTTTCCACGAGTCGTCCGAATGGGGTTACGGGGTGTGTGAATACGCTCCTGAGTCCCGCGCTGCGGCTCAGGTGGGCCGCCTGTGGTCCTGGTTGGATGAAACCCTTGGTACTCTCGTTGAATCGCGGCTTGCGGCCGCAGTTTGAGGTGATGTTTATGAGTTCCCAGTCTTCAAAGCCCTCCGTGCCCCTTTCGGGTCGCTCGCACATCGAGGCTGCCCGCGAGCGCGACGTCAGCCGACAGCTGGCGGATTCTCCTCCGGAGAACGGTTCTGGTTCTTCGGATGCGGCCGAGTCCAGATGGTCCAACGTGGTTGCCAAGCCCCGCGCTAACGGCAAGGTCAAGACGACCATTCATATATTGGCCGAGCGTCAGGCCTTTCTCCGTCGCGCGAATTACATCACCGAGCGTAGCGTTTCCGACCTGGTGGACCAGGCTATTGAGCTGCTTGAGAAGGAGCTCGCCCTCGATGACTAGGGCTGTCCTGAAAGCCTGGCGTTGGTGGGCCCCCGCTGGTTCTGGTAATGGCTTCCGAGTTCCGGATGGCCATAGGGCCGCCGGGCTGGCTTGTCCATCATCATCAGCGCCATCTGCCCGATCTTCATACCTGGCCGGAGCCTTATGATGTGCCTGGCCAGGTTGCTTATTTCCAGCGTTAGATCTCCGCTGAACCCTGGGTCTATGAATCCGGCCGTCGCGTGTATTGCCAGCGCCACCCGGCCCAGGGTGCTTTTGCCTTCTATCCTGCCGACAATGTAGTCCGGCAGGCTTATGATCTCCATCGTGCTGCCCAGTACGAAGTCTCCTGGAAGGAGGAGGTATCCTTCCGGTCCTATGTCGACCTCTGTGGTGGGTACGTTGGTTCCTTCCTCTACGTCCACGATCCGTGACGGTGTCTCGTCGAATGTTCTCAGCTGGCCTGCCAGGTGGAGCTCCACGCTGGCGGCTTGCAGGTCGCGCTCGGTGAAGCCGCTTATTTTGATCTCGCCATCGTCGATCAGCTTTTTTATCGTCTGGTCGCTCAGCATCAGTCCTCCGGTTGGAGTATCTTCATGGGGCGTCCGGCCTGTCTTTTCCAACATGGTATATGTCCTCTCAGCCCTGGCTTCGGTAGACTTCTTCCTGGAAAAGGCTGGGGTGCAGGCTGGCCAGTTTGTCCGTTGCCTCTTTTATCGGACGCCTGATTGAAGCGTGGGCTTTCTCCGATGTCCTCAGTCGCAGCAGGTGGTAGCACTCGCGCAGGTTTACCGTGGTGATCATCCGCTGGATGTGCGTGTGGGTTACCAGGTAGGCGGCCGCTGGCGGGCAGTATTCGGCGATTTTCTGGTGCGCCCTCGCGGCCTGTTCCAGCGCCTCGTCGAACTCGTCGGCTGCGCCGGCTTCCTCTATCAGGTCCGGCATGGTCCGTCCCAGCGAGATGGTGGGCTGCTGGGGCAGCAGTGATTGGATCCGGTGGCGCCGGAACTCCCGCAGGGCTCCGTAGTCCATGGCCAGCTCCAGTGTGAAGTGGATCTGTTCCAGCTCCCTGGGCCCCGGGTCGTGGGGCCCCATCCTCTTCAGGTAGCTTGCGATCAGCTCTGCTCTTTCCTCTTCTCCGAGCGCCTGGGCGGTGTTCCTCGCCTGCTGGTAGCTTGTGTTATGTCGGTGGAAAAGGTAGGCGGCGGCGAGCCTTTCCTCGGCGTCCCGGTCGTCCTGTATTACCCGGGCCGCCGGCCCCTTATTTTTGTTTCGCGCCGATGCTCCGATGGTCATCTGCACCGGTCGGTTCAAGTCCTTCTGCAGGTAGTCGGAGGCTTCGGCGTACTTAACCAGCGAGGGGCAGATTTTGAGCGCTTCCTGCTTTAGTTTCTGTCCCAGCTCTCTCTCCTCGTCGAGGGGCGCTGACAGCAGCTTGCTGATGGCGTGTTCCATCGTCCTGGCGTTGGCGGTTAGGCCTACGTTTGTTGTTGTGGCCGCAGGCAGCAGGCCTCTGCTGGAGTCCATGGCTATACGTTCCAGGCGGCTGGTGAAAGCCCTTTCGGTCTCGCCAGCATTTTTGTCTGTGGTGGTTTTCAGGTGCGTTACGCACTGGGCGGTTATGGTCTCGTAGCTTTGCATCAGCTGGTTTGCCGCCTCCTTGAAGGCGGCGATTAGCTGCGGTTTCCCGGCCAGCTCGGCCGGTGTATGAAAGTTTCCTGGGATGATGGCCTGGTATCTGGAGGATTTTTCGGTGTAGGAGCCGAGCCGGTTATCCTCCAGCCGGTCCACGGCGAGCCTGGAGAAGTTTTCCACCGCGATGTGGAGGACTGCGTGTTCTGCCACTGACGCGTGGCCGTACCCCAGCACCCACTTTTCGTTGAACTCCTCTGCCCTGGTTGCGGTCACCTGTCTGGCGATGGCGTCGAAGGCTTCCGGGTTGCGGGAGGTCATTGCAAAGGTTACGGCTATTTCTTCTTCGGTGGTCTCCCTGTGGTTCAGCGCGTAGACCCGGGTTACCGGGTTGTCAATTTCCGGCAGCCGGCTTTGTGTCATTGGTTTCTCCATTCCTTCGCGGGGTACCGGCGGCGGTTTTCGTTCCCGTTTCCGGCGCCATTTTTCGTCGGTCTCGTGCTTCCGTTGCTGCTTTCAGCGTGGGCAGTCGGCAGGCGGTGACCTGCACCCGTTTCTGGGCCGCGTTGCTGTCCCATTTGTTCTCCCTCGCCCAGGCGTATTCCAGGCAGGCCCGCAGGTAACGGACGTTGCGGGTCTCCTCCATCCTGTAGGGGCCGGAGCACTCGCTCTGCCAGGGCCCGGCGGCTGGTGTAGAGTGAACCTCCCTGCCCTGCAGTTTCATTCGGGCCTTCCAGGTTTTCCTCCATCTGTCGATGGCTATCTGTATGTTGTGGAATCCCGCCTGGGCGTTGGGGTGGTCGTGGAAGTCCCCGCGCCCCTTCCTCATCTGGTGGTCGAGCCTCAGCTCCCGGTAGTTCCGGCCCTTGCGGAGCAGGTCCGTTACGGCCCTTGCTTCATCTTGTTTGCCGCTTCTGGCCGGCGGCGCCGTCATTCAGCTGCACCCTTTGGTTTGATTCCAGATGGTTCTCATCATCTCGAGTTGGTCGGCGCCGATGGCCTCTTCCATTTCCCTGTGGTCTACTACCGCGATCGGGGTCGCTTTTCCTCTTGCGAAGCCCAGTTCCGTGAGGACTCCCTTGCTCTCCTCCCAGCCGGGCAGGCAGAGCAGGACAACCCCGGCCGCCGCGGCCAGGAAGCTCATGTCAAGGGTGTACCATCCGTCCGGGTGGTGGATCCCGTCTTCCTCCAGTTTCACGGTGTAGGCTATTGGGGAAAATACTGCGTTGCCCTGTCCGATGATCGCCTTTGCCATTTTGGCGATTGCCTCGCGTCTCAGCGCCATCAGCTTCTTGTTTTCGCTGTAGTAGGGCGCTGCCAGGTAAACGTAGCCGGGTATCGGCCGGTTCAGGCCCTGCATGTAACGGTTGAAGTCGCCGTTGGGGCCTTCGATGTCCGGGGGAGTGTTGGGCAGTCCTTTTCCTGTCATTGGAAGCTTCTCCTGGTCCGTGGCTTCTTTTTTGGTGTGGTCAGCACTTGCTCCAGCCGCAGTAGTTGTCGACGCAGGAGAGGCAGCCCTCCTTGTAAATCACCTTGCCGTTGCAGTCGGGGCATTTGTTCTGCACTTCGTTCTCTACCGTGGTGAACATGGCTTCCAGCCCCATCTGGATGGCCTCCGGCGCCTTGACCTCTACCTGGTTGGTGGCCTGGTTTATCAAGGCCCGGGCCACCGCGTCGGGCGCCGACCGGATCTGGATGCCGTTGTCCCACGCGGGGCAGCAGGTTATTCCCAGCAGGTTGCTTATGATCTCGGTCTCGCATACGCCGGCCCGCAGGGCCATGGAGGCCAGCCGGCAGATGGCCTCCAGCTGCGCCGAGTCGCATCCACCGGCCTTTCCCAGGTTGGCAAATACCTCGAAGGGCTTGCCCTTCTCGTCGTCGTTGATGGTGATGTACATGGAGCCGTGACCGGTGTGGAAGCGTTCCGTTTTTCCCGACGTTATGCGGGGACGGTTCCGCGCGTAGAGCACAACGTTGTCTTCGTCAACGTCGGACTCGGCGGTGCCGGTGGCCCCGGTGCTCAGGACCTGGTTCTCCTTGCTGCCGTCCCGGTAGACCGTAATCCCCTTGCAGCCGGTCTCGTAGGCCCGCAGGTAGGCTTCCATTACGTCCTCGCGGGTGGCTTCGTTGGGGAAGTTGATCGTTTTTGACACCGAGTTGTCGGTGTATTTCTGGAAGGCGGCCTGCATCCTTACGTGCCAGTCGGGCGATATGTCGTGGGAGGTCCTGAATATCTCCTTGGCCCAGTCCGGGGCTTCCAGTTCCTGCAGCGTTCCCTTCTGGCTCAGCTGTTCCATCAGCTCGGCGCTGTAGAAGCCGTGGTGCCTGGCGACGGCCTCAAAGTAGGAATAGCCTTCGTACAGCTTGGTGTTGTCCATGACGTTTCGGACGTAGGATAGCGCGAACAGGGGTTCAATGCCGCTGGAGGCGTCGGCGATTATGCTGATGGTCCCCGTTGGCGCGATGGTTACCGGCGCCGAGTTGCGCATCTGGCGGGGGTTATCCCCGCTGTTGTAGAGGGAGTGGTCCCATTCCGGGAAGGTGCCGCGTTCGCTGGCCAGCTCGTGGCTGGCCTCGTGGGTCATGCGCTGGATGGCGCTCATCACGTCCTCGGCTATCTGCAGTCCCTCCTCGGAGTCGTAACGGATTCCGAGCTGCACCAGAAGGTCGGAGAATCCCATGATACCGACCCCGATGCGCCGGGTGCGGCGGGTCATATCCTCGATCTCCTTCAGCGGGTAGTTGTTCATGTCGATGACGTTGTCGAGCATTCTGACCGCTATGCGGGTGGTCTCCTCCAGTTTTTCGTAGTCGATCTCGGCTCCTGTTTCCGTGTAGCGGACCATCCTGGCCAGGTTGATGGAGCCCAGGTTGCAGGACTCGTAGGGCGCCAACGGCTGTTCTCCGCAGTTGTGCAGCACGAACCCGTTGCCGTCGAAGGCGTTCGCGCCGGGTATCTGGACGTCGTATACCTCCTGCGTTCCTGCTTCCACTATTGCTGTTACTGTGGTGAACCTGGGGGCGTGGAAGGCCGTTGGGGATAGCCCGTCGGCTATTTCCACCGCTTTGACGGCGCACTCGTTGTAAGCCTCTTCGTTCCAACGGGACACCTGGTGTAGCCAGGCCTCCAGTTCTGTGCTTCTGGACGTCCTGATCAGGATTTCCTTCGTCGCTACGTGATTGGCGTTGGTTCTGTCCAGCAGGACCGTTGCGGCCTGGGCTGGCAGTCTCTGGTCCCAGGAGGTCTCTTCGCTGCTGTTGTGTTCGTTGACTGCTAGAACGGCGTGGGAGAGCAGGTCTTCCAGTCGGTTGCCCCAGAACGGGGCTCTGTCTCTGGCCTGTTCCACTGCTGCTTGGCCGATGGCCCTTGGATCTTCCTGGTGTGCCAGCTCGTGGTTGTTCAGCTCGAGCTTGTCTCCGGGCCGTATTTCTCCGGCCGGTATCCATTCGGTGTGCCCGTTGCTGATTCTGCGTACCAGGTGGTCCCTGGTCAACGTGATTGCCGGTGTTCCTGGGTTCGGCGTTCCGACGATTTGTATGACTTCTTTGGCGCCGGTGGCGAAGAAGCCGTTGGGTCCCGACGGGTAGGGGGCGCCGTGGAGCAGCGCGTCAAAGTGGACGTCGACCAGCTCTCTGACCGGAATGGGTCCCTCGGTTGTCATAACCAGCGTGTCTCCGGTGACGCAGGGGTTGGTGCTTTCGATCCTGCCGATCTGGGGGTTGGGGTTGTCCCGGTTTATCCGGTCCAGGAAGACCAGCCCCGGGTCGCCGGTGGCCCACGCGTTGTCCACTATCAGGTCGAAAATTTCCCGGGCGTTCGCTTTTCCGGTGACCTCGCGGGTCGCCGGATTGATCAGGTCGTAGTCTTCGCCGGCCAGTGCGGCCGCTATGAAGTCCTCGCTTACGCCCACGGAGATATTGAAGTTCTGCAGGAACTCGCCGGTATTCTTGGCCTCTATGAATTCTCGGATGTCCGGGTGGGATATGTCCAGGATTCCCATATTGGCTCCGCGGCGGGTCCCGCCCTGCTTCACCACCTCGGTTGCGGTGTCGAATACCCGTATGAAGCTCACGGGCCCTGAGGCTACGCCGCCGGTGGTTCCCACCCGGTCTCCGGCTGGGCGGATTCTGGAGAAGGAGAAGCCGGTGCCGCCGCCTGACTTGTGGATGATGGCGGTGTCCTTGGCGCTCGTGAATATCGACTCAATAGAGTCGTTCACGGGCAACACGAAGCATGCTGAGAGCTGCTGGAGCTCGCGGCCGGCGTTCATGAGCGTCGGCGAATTGGGCAGGAAGTCGTGGCGGCTCATCACGTCGAAGAACTGGCCTTTCACGGCCCGTCGGTCCTCCTCGCTGGCGTTGTAGAACAGCTCGGCCTGGGCCAGGTTGTCGGCCACCCTTTCGTACATGTGGTTGGGCTGTTCGATGGCCTCGCCTTGGTTGTTTTTCCTGAGGTACCTGCGCTTGAGCACCACTACGGAGTTTTCCGAGGTATGGGCCTGGCCCATGTTTATCCGCTGGGCTATGCCGGCGGCCGTCATCGCGTCGGCTATTCGTTTCCGGTTCGTTATGGTGTCGTTCATGGTCCTGCGGGCTCCTTTACTTGTTTGGTTTTCAGATCAGGGTCGGCTGCCTGTCTTCGTCGTTGGGCGGCTTTCTGGGGGTTCTGACCTTCGGGTTTTCCTCGGCCGGAGGCTCGCTTCTTGCCTGCTCCAGTATGGCGGGCAGTCTCAGGAAGTCTTCCTTGGCCCATTCGTGGAAGTCTCCTCTCCTCAGCGCTGCGGCCGGGTGTATTACCGGATACACCAGCTGTCCGCCTACGTTGCGTAGCCGTCCCCGGGCTTTGCCGATGGGTTCCCCCGGCAGGAAGTGGGAGAGGGCGAACTGGCCCATGGTTACGACTAGAAGCGGTTCAAGCGTCGTCAGCTGCATTCTAAGGAAGCGGCTGCATGCTTCCTGCTCCTCCGGCAGCGGGTCCCGGTTTCCCGGGGCGCGGCATTTGATTATGTTGGTTATGTAGATGTCCTGCTTCGTCATTTCGACTGACGCAAGCAGCTCGTCCAGCAGTTTGCCGGCCCGGCCGACGAAGGGCTTGCCCTCCTCGTCCTCGTTCTTGCCGGGGCCCTCGCCCAGCATGAATATCTCTGCCGATTCGGGCCCGGTGCCGGGGACGGCGTGAATCCGCTCCCTGTGGAGCGGGCAGCGGTCGCAGTGGTGGATCAGGTTGTGGATCAGTTCCAACCTTGTCTCGGGCACCTTGGCCTCCGGCTCGTAGTCAACTCTTCTTTTCAGCATGGGTAGCCTCCTTTCGCCGTCATCGTCGGCTGTTACGGGTGCTTGGTCCATGCCTGTCCGCGCTGTGGTGGTTGTGGGTAGCCTATCCTAGCATGGAGCCTTTCTTTTCTTGTCGGGCTTGGCCTTTGTCGGCCTCGCCGGTTTTTCGTGCCGTTGGAATGCTTTTTGCCCTGTCACGCTCCGCTCCCCTTTCTTGCTTGGCTGTTGTAGTGCTCGACCCACTCGTTGAGCTGGGTTTTCAGGTTCCGGTAGGACGTCCATTCGATTATGTGGCCGTCCACGGCCAGCGTTGGTGTCCCCCTTGCGCCTATCCGCCGGGCCTCGTCCCGGTCTGCTTCCACGGTTGCCTGGTGGCGTTGGTCCCGTAGACAGTCTTCGAAGTCCTCCTGGTCCAGCTGCGTGTCTTCCGTTATTGCCATCAGGCCTTGCAGGTCCGTACTCAGGGTCCCGTGGGCCGCATTTGTATATAGGCTGTCATGGTACTCATCGAAGGCGTCCTGTTCGCGGGCGCATTCCGCAGCGTTGGCCGCGGCCCATGACCCGGGCCCCAGTATGGGTAAGTGCTTGTACTCGAATCTCATCAGTCCGGTGTCCAGGAACTCCGTTTTAATTTCGGGCATTATCAGCAGGGCGAAGGCGGCGCAGTAGCTGCATTGGAAGTCCCCGTATTCGGTCAGTGTTGGCGTCGGTTCCGATGGTCCCGGCCGTCGGGCGGCCTCTTCTTCCTGGCACGCCATTAGCGCTGCGGCCAGCATGATCAGGGTCGTGGGCCCGAGCATTTTTTTAAGTCGTTTTGTGAAAGTCACGTTCATGGCCCTGATGTTATCCTTTTTTGGGCCGGTCCTGCCTTTCATTTCCGGTTCTATCTTTTTTGGGCCGGTGGCCCTTGAACAGGGGGGTTAGCGTGCGTACTGAACATTCGGAGCAGGGTGGATTCCCGATGGTCACTGTGTGGCTCGATCCGGAGGAGGCGCTCATGGCGGAGCCTGGCGCCATGGTCTCCTGTCAGGGAGTCCGTATGAGTAGCGGTAAGGGTGGCTTTTTAAGCGGTTTGGAGCGGAAGCTCACCGGCGAATCCTTCTTTCTCAATTCCTTTTCCGGTGGTCCGTCCGGCGGCTGGGTGGCGTTGTCGCCCCCGGTCCCGGGTTCCGTTGCCGAGCTGTGGGTTGAGCCCTATCAGGAGGTGCTCCTTCAAGCTGGCGCGTTGCTTGCTTATACCGGCGATCTGAAGCCGGACGCTGACTTCCAGGGTCTGGGTTCCATGTTCTCGGGGGAGTCCGCGTTCTTTACCCGCATGCGGGCTGCCGGTGGCGGAGGCTTCGTCTGGTGCGGGGCTTACGGCGGTATTACTGAGGTCCGCGTTAGTGAGGCCGGCGGTGAGCTGGTCGTTGATACCGGGCACCTGGTCGCCTTTGACGGCGGCGTGGATTACAGCATCGGTAAGATGCCTGGTCTGGCCACTCTGTTGCTTGGCGGAGAGGGTGTTGTCCTCAAGTTTGCAGGCTCGGGCTCCGTTTGGGTGCAGGCTGGCAACTTGGACTTGCTGGAGCGGTTGGTCCGGAAGTTTGTTCCGACGGGCTGAGCTGTCTCCGGTATTTGCCCCTGGTTGGAGTCTCTCTGGCTCTGCTGCTTTTCCTAATCTGTCTTATCGCGGAGGTCTATCTATGGGTGTTGCGGTCCCTTTCCGTTACCCTTTGGTTTTAAGCATAGCCGTCGTCACTTTGTGTCTCTCGCTTCTGGTAATGGGATGCGGGATTGTGGTCAGTCAGGACGACGGGAGTTCGTCGCTGCCCAGCGCTTCTTCGATCATCCGGGAGGCGGACCGCCAGGGTGTCGATCCCTACGAGTTGCTTGCCCGGTATCGTGACGCCCGGGAGGACTCCCTGGAGGAACGGGCCTCCCGTCTTCGGGAGCGTGCTCCAGAGAATCAGAAGCGGAAGTATGATATTGAGCTTGAGCGCGATCTGTCGCTTTTGGAGCTTGAGTACGAGGAACGTACGGTTCAGCTGGACCGCAGGCTTTCTCCCAGTTAGCTTTTTTTCTGGCGTATCCAGAAGGCGCCCCGGTCCGGCGGGCCTTCATTCACGCAGGTTCTCAGGATGTCCAGGGGCACCTTTTCCTCCAGCTGCTGGCTGTCGTACTTGGGCCGGTTTCTTGGTTCGAAGTAACCGGCCAGCACTTCACCGGCGGCCACGGTCCTGCCGTCCAGGTTATCCGAGGTCTGTTGCAGCACCGCCTTGGCGTGCTCTGTTGAGGGCCTCGCCTCCAGCCATTCGGCGGCGGCGTCCAGCACCAGCTTTTCGTCGCTCTCTATTGGAGCCATTGCCGCCGTCCTCGGCGGCCTCTTTCCGCGGCACAGCGTTCTGAATTCGCACATGTTGCATTCGGTGGACCCCGCGTGGAAGGGCCGGTCTGGGAGATCACCGCTGTCGGCGGTCGCTGCGGCCTTGGCCGCCTTCTCCAGCGCCTTCTGTGCTGTGTCCGCCTTCCAGGTTGCCCGGTCTGGCGGCAGGCTGTTTCCGTCCCGGTCCATTAATCCGAACACGCCGTGGTGAGGATGCTCGGTCAATCCCATGCGGTGCAGTTCCTGGGCGTACAGGGCTATCTGTACGATATACCCGGGGTAATGGACCTTAACGCCGTGGGCCCTGACCTCCGCGCCGCGGCGTACTCCCATCGATTTACATTCCAGGTTGAGCCAGGCGTTTCGCGTGTAGATCTTGTGGCGGCACAGGCCGTCCGGGTGGCCGGGGATATATGTCTCGCCGTCAGGGAGGGGNATTTTGACTTCCAGCTGTCCTTCCGGCGAGCAGATCGTGTGTTTTGTTTCCCAGCCTGCGTCCTCCATATTCTTGATTATGAGGATCTCGGCCATGTTTCCCAGGGCCATCTTGTTGTAGTCGTCCTGCTCTGGCGGGTCGCTGACCGGAGTACCTCTGTGGATGTAAGCCAGCGCTCTGATGCAGTGGTGGAGTCCCGATGCTCTGAGGTGCTGCGGCTGCTCTGGTTCCCTCAGTTCCCCCATTACCATTTCCTGCCAGCTCTTCTCGGCCATTTTTATGTTGTCCTCCGCTATTTTGGTTGGCCCTGGGAAAGCTTCCTTCCTAGTTCTGGCTCCATTCCATTTCGGACGGGTCTCCGTGGTACTCCTCTGCTTGCGGTGCTTCTGGCCCGCTTGGCAGCGCTGCGGCGCCGTTGGCGCTGGCTGGCTCCGCCTGGGCCTTTGCCTCCCTCTCTTCCGGCTCGGCCACCGGCAGATTTTCCATAAACCCCGCCGGTGAGTCGTCGTCTTCGGGTATCACCAGGATGTCCTCTTCGGAGCTGGTTTCAGCGGCCTCTTGGCTGTTGGCCACCGCCTCGTCCACGGTTTCGGGGACGGCGATGGGCTCCTCGTAGAGAGGCTGCGCTTTGTCCAGCTGCTGGTCGCCCTGCCCTGCCTGGTTCAGTATGCCCTCTTCGATCCAGTCGGCGAACCTTCCGGCCGTGGCCAGGATCTGTTCCTCGGTAGGGTCCTTGATGACGGCATGCACGTGCTTCATGGCCAGCTTGAGGGCCGTCTGCCGCTGTATGCTCAGGTGCCGGTAAACCTCGTTGGGGCTCATTCCGGCGGGTCCGGTCATCCGGACGTCCGCCCTTTTGACCGGCGGATTCTTGACGTAGTATTCTTCCTTTTCCTCGTCGCTGGCCAGGCGGACGAACTGCCAGTTCCAGTTTTCCTGGAGGTCGGCCGACTTGCCGTGCTTCAGTGACCGAGCCAGCATCAGCATTACGCGCGTCTGGTTCAGTGGGAGCATGTGCTGCTGTTCCGGGTTCATCCGGTAGACGGTAATGGGGAACGTTACGCCCCATCTGGGGATGTCGAAGCGGGTGTAATCTGCTCCGTGCTCCAGGGGGGTTGCCTCCACTATCCGCATGTGGTTGTCTTTTTCTACCATATCGTGGGACTCCTTCGCTTTTTATTTTAGCGCACGCCGGTCAGCTGACCCGCACGTAGCTGATTTCCTTTTCGGTTACGAACTCCTCCTTTTGCTCGTCAGTGAGGAGCTCCCTGACAGCTTTGTCGCTGACCTGGTATGACGGGTAGCTGACCCGGCTGATGGTCCTTGCCTTCTTGTGGCCCTGCAGCTTCATCTTGCCCTGCTCCGTGGACTCGTACCAGGCGGCAATGACGGCCATGCTGGCTGCTTTCTTTTCGGTCTGTTCGTCGATGGCCACTGCCGCGTCCTCGTAGTCCAGGAGCGCCTGGGTGGCGTCCTCAATGTTCACTGTGTGGCGGGTTCCCTGGGGCTCAGCCTCCTTTTTCTCGCTGGCGTAGCACTCCGTCTGGAACGGGCAGTTTTGGCACTGGTAGTTCTTCATTGTGAAGTCGCGGCCCGGGGGCAGCTTCGCTTCCGGGCCGCTGGCCTTCAGCCGTTCGTGAAGCGGCGCGAGCCA